TATATTATTAATTATATATAATATATATAGGTCTTAAGATAAATTTAAAAATAGTGTATTGACAATAAAATGATATAATGATATTGTTTTACTAAATTAAATAGGCATTCGGGCAACGGGCAAGGTTAAATTGTCGAGGACCCGAAAGAAACGGAATTCATGCAGCCGGTACAGTCGAGATCATCATGATCTGATTGTATCAGTTGCATTTTTTATTTTCAAAATCCAGAGGAAAGGAGATATATAGCCATGTCAAAGATAGAAGTACAAGAGTTAAATAATAATTCTGTTGATGTTTTTAAAAATGATATAGATATGTATATACATCTCTGGATGGATGAAAGAAATATACCTAATATGTGCAAAGTATCACAAAATAGATGGTATAACTGTTGTAAATACATCTATGAAAACGTATTTAAGTTAAACCCTAAATACTTGAAAGAAGATAATAATATTAATAATGCTTATGATACAGAAAAGGTTAATAATATATTAGATATATATATAGACCTTTGCAATGATTATGAAAAGATAATTAATATAACAGGCTTTACCTTCTTTACTGGAATACATAGAGATACATTGAACGGCTGGGTTAATGGCGTTCAACTCGGTTCCCTAGGCTCCGACATCTGCAAAAAGATTGACTTAATGCGTGAAGAAAGCCTTGTCGGTTTGCAGGTCTCAGGAAAGGGAAATCCAATGAACTATATGCCGTCACTTAATAAGTACTGCGGCTTTAATATGCCGGGGGTAAGAGAGCAGGGAAGCAGCAAGACCCAGAGTATAGAGCAGATCCAGGAGAGATACAAGCCAGCTGAATTGTCTGTAAATGACACACAATTAGCACCACCGAAAGCAGATTTTTAATTGTAAATCAGACACACAATTCTATACAATTTAGAAATCCAGTAAAATCAAGTCTTGCGGAGATTTGAGAACCGGATAACTTTTCGTTTAACTGATGTTTTGCGAATAGATAAAGAAATCCAGAAAGAATTGTTTAAAATGTTTTTGAATTGTTCGCATTCTTGGTAACCCAGGGAGGGGTTATATGAAAAACACTACCGGGGTGCAACTGAGTAGCTTAAATTATGAAATGACAAAAAGAGGGTATTTGTATGGTATATGGAATTGGATATTGCTCTGAAAAGATAAATAGATATAGCAATACTGATGATAAGAGTTTTTTGACATGGAGAAATATGCTTAAGAGGTGCTATTCATCAGAGAAAAAATACGAAAACTATAGAGAACAGGGAATTGTAGTTTGCGAAGAGTGGCTTGATTTTTCAGTTTTTAGAAAATGGTACGATAGAAATTATTATGAGATACCTGCTGAAGATATGAGTCTTGATAAAGATATAATTCATCATGGAAACAGGGTCTATTGTCCTGAAAATTGTATTTTTGTTCCGAAATTAATAAATCAATTATTTGTTTCAAATAAACTAAAACGTGGGAATTTACCGATAGGAGTTTATTATAACAAGAAAAAGAAATGCTTTATTTCATGTTGTAGTATTAACGGAAAGAATCATCAGAAGGAGCATAGGGATGTATTAGCGGCATTTGAATGCTACAAAAAAGAAAAGGAAAATCATATCAAGGATATTGCAGAAGCCTACAAAGACAAAATACCAGATAGATTGTTCAATGCAATGATGATGTATGAAGTAAAAATTACAGATTGACATCAAAAATCTTTCCACATCAGATAAAAATTCAAAAGTTACATTCGATAACGATTTTCAAAAATTTTCAAAAACAAAAAGAGGTCAAGCACTATGAGGACATTGATTGAGTATATCCGTTCATGTTTCTGTAAGCATGATTGGGATTGAAGAATGAAAGGATGAATGACATATGACCGGAAATGAGTATCAGAAATTAGCCATGCGGACAAATGATCACAAGGCGACAGAAAGAATTTCGGACAAACTTGATTTGCTTAAATTTTGCAAAAAGAACAATATCGCATCTGCGTTGCAAGATTATGACCTTGGCGGCATCTTCAATTCTTGTTTGGGGTTATCCGGCGAAGTTGGAGAGTTCAACGATATGATTAAAAAGTGGATTTTCCATGAGAAGCAGCTTGATATTAACCATGCAAAGAAAGAAGCAGGAGACATTTGCTGGTACATGGCAATGCTTTGTGAATCCTTCGGTTGGAGCCTTGATGAGATTATGCAGATGAACGTAGACAAGCTTAAGGCGCGTTATCCGGAAGGGTTTGACGTTGAAAGAGCGAACCACAGAGCGGAGGATGATGTGTAATGTCAGAATGTAAACAGTGCTGTGGTACTTGCAAGTATGCAAATTATGATAAAACAGATGGTTATGAATGCTCAAACATAGAAAGTGAGTATGATGGCTGCTTTGTAGAATATAAACATAGTTGTGAGGAATGGGAGAGAAAAGATGAATGAAGTAATCATGAAAACAGAGTATTCCAAGGCATTTGATGAAAAACGTAAAGGATTAATTGAGCAGAGCTATTATAAATACGGACCTGCACATTTGAATTTTGCAACCGGAAATGTTGATGCGATTGGAAGTTTGAAAAAATGCCTTGCCAAATTCGAAGAAACTGGGAATCTTGAATATCTGTGCGATGTTGCAAATTATGCAATGTTCCGGTTCATGTTTCCACAGGAAGGAGATTTCTTTCAGCATACCGGTTCTGACGAATCAGCGGGAATAATTGGTATGAGTGTAAAAGAGATGGAAGAATTTAAAAGAGAACATAGCTTTGAAGATGAATGAAAAATGGAGAGTGATTAAAAGATGAGAATTGTTTCACAGAGTAAAGATTCTTCTTTCAGCAAACAGGCAGAAGAAGTTTTTATACAGATGAATCAAGAAAGCACCAGTACAAAAATATTTTTTATGCCGGAGAAATAAAGATGATTGTGAGAATGATTTTAGAAATTATAGTAAGTCTCTTAGATTTATTCCTGATTTCGTTGTTGGCTTCATCTAAGGTAGAAGGTACAGAAGCAAAACATGGAGTTAGTTTAATAATTGTGCTATTGGTATTAAACATGTTGCTAATTTGGAAATAAAAGTGCGAAGTACAGTTAATTTTCAATCATACAGAAAATGGAACTGGAGAAAGAAACTCAAAGGTTCGAATCCTTTTACTTTGATTGCCGGATAGTTTTTGATTGTTTTCTATCTGGCGGCGTGGTTATATACCATTGTTTGGCATAGAGATACCTTTCAGCCACTAGGACGATTCTGTTAAGGACGGTGCGAGACCGTCCGGTGGTTATTGCAGCAGAAAGCGGTATTAGACGTAAGCCTATATGGTGATGAGTGATGGTCACTCCATAATTTGCTGACGAGCAATCCATATAGCAGTCAAACTTGATAGTTCGGGTGCCTATCCCACGGTGCCTGAGCTGTCAAAGATATAATTCCCCCATATAGTTAGGCAGTGGCAGAATGGGTATTGCAGGTAAAGAAATCTATCGGTAAGAGTGTTGCCAAGTGGCAGACGGGCGATCATCCGTAGTCAGCAACCACACCTTTTCTGAAGCCGATAATGCAAGGTTCGAATCCTTGCCTGTCTAAGCGGTCAAATTACGCTGCCTGCCAGCAGATGGTCTATGTTTTGGCTGAAATGTATTGGCGAAAGCCGTGGTAAGCAATCGTTAAATAGGGAGATTGCAACGCTCACTAAGAGGTTTATGTGAGCATATAGAAAAGCCGTATGTACGGGTGGTGAGGGAGCGGTCTTGAAAACCGTTGGCTGTAAAAGGCTTGCAGATTCAAATTCTGTGTACGGCGTTTATCTTTGAATAACTTGTAATTACCAGAACTGCAAATATGGGTTATAAGGTTGTTTGTATGGATAGTAGTTGTATTATCGGAAACAGAAAACTCTTTGCAAAGTAGAATTTGCAGATTTGAAATGCATTGGCATGGTTTGATCTGACGGAGTTCGACTCTCCGTGCAACTATTTTGAACTTTGAAAATTGAATATTGACGGTTATAATAATCTAAGAAATATATTTTGCGGAGGAAATACATATGAAGAATTGGAATAAGTGGAAATTAATACACCAAGTATGTATGGTTGGTATTTTTGTCGTATTGATTATTGGAGTACCATTTATCATACATGTTTTATTTTCAGTTAAAATTCAAAATGACTTTTTTGTTGCAAAATGGTCGGCAGGAGAACTGCTAAGCTATTATGGAACGATTCTTTCATTTTTAGGAACAATAATTCTTGGAATAATTGCTATTAAACAAAATAATCAAATTCGGAATATTAGTAAAGAAGCTAATGATGTTAATTTAAGAATGCTAAAATTGGAAGAATGTGCTAAAAAATCATACATTACAATAAAAAATGTAAATATATCGAATGACAAATTTATAAGCATTCTATTTAAAACATTAAATTCGGTTCAGATTTCTTCTTTTTCAGTGATGAATAGTAATATGATGTTTAGAGGGACTGAGTGGAAAGACTATAGAGATGCAATGATTAAAGGAATGAAGGAACTTATAATTACCGATGTAAAAAATCATTTTTTAGTAGCTCCATATTATGATGGTAGAGATATATGTATTATCCTAGAGGAAAATAAAATAGAACTAGGAGAAGCTATTACAATCTGCTTTATTGTCGAGTTAATAAATATTTGGGGATATAAAACTAAACAAAAATTTAGTGTGAGTTTTTGTTATTCACAAGAGAGAAAAATAGAATATTTAGAATCACACACAATGGAAATATAGGCCATGTAGATTACACCAACCGTCAATATTCGATGGTTGGTATTTTTTTCGCAAAAAATGAGGTATAAACATGATTTGGAATTGTGTAAATTGTGGCGCACCAATCGAAAGAAATAAGGAAGCGTGCCCTTACTGTAAAACTCCATATGATGTAAGTGGCTTCAAAGCTGAAATAGATGAAATGTTCGGAGAACTTACAATTGGGGGAAGAACATGCAAAGTTTATCTTGGAAATGTAGAGTATCATCAATTGTTGGGAGAGCCATACCGTGATATAGATGGTATTTTACATCGTGGAAATGCGAAAACGCTCCATAAATTTACTTTGATTGAGGTGTGAATATGTGTGACTTTTGCAAAGATTACGAAAATAACAGAATATTTGGTGCTGATATTCCTATCAAAAAGTGCACCAATGAGACAAATTTGACAAGAGCAAATGTTTTTAAAGACTGCGAGGATAAAGTACCAAGTATTTTAATTAGTCAGTCTGTAGTGCCAATGGGATATTTTAATATTGCATTTTGCCCTATGTGCGGCAGAAAGTTGGTGGAAGAATGAGCATGACAGAATTAATGGAATCAATAACAGATGAATTGACTGAACAGCTGGAATATGACGCATATCAGCGAGAAATTAAGCAGGATAGTGAAATGTCTCTGGTTGAATTTGCAGAGAAGATTGCACCATTTCCGCTATCTGAATTTCAGAAACAGTTAATTCGGGAATACGAGGAATGCGAGAAAAGAAATTTACACTTGTGTTACATTCCACCAAGAAACGTTGGAAGAGACTTTATATATCGGTTGATTGAAGAGTGGAAACGTCAGCATTATTTGAAAGATGCACGTTGTAGTAAATGCAACCGCCTTTTAGGTAAATTCAACGGACAGGCTGAGATTAAATGCCCGAAATGCGGGAAAATCAATAGAATCGGAGTAGAACGATGAAATTTTGTTTCGGAGATATTGTTGTTGTCGAGGAAAATCAGATAGGTGTTGTGGTTAAAAGCTGGTGTAAATCACTCTTAGGAGCAGAAGCAAGTCATGATGTGTATGTGAGAACGACAGGAGAGATTGTAAATTACCCGGAATCGCAGATACAGAGGTATATGGTTCGCCATAAGTATCTCGATGAACAGGAAGTTGAGTGGAACAATAATGCCATATATGGCAGATAAATAGAATATTTCAGAGCACCAGTCGTAGAGTGCCTACGCAGAGAGCCAAATTTCCAAAATTTGAGGAAAGGAGGCTCTTTTTTGGTTTCAGAACAAACGCAGGAAACTGCTGATGATATTAAAAATTACATAAAACAACATGGAATTGAATACCGGTCACTGTTTGACTTATTGGATGTGGCGAAAATAGCGTTTGAAAAGGAAAATGACACGGAATGGGCGTTGAAAGTCACTTCGTACATCAAGGAATGCTGCAGGTGGGCAATTCAAAAAGGCGTTGAAGTCTTGCAGATGGACGATCTGTATTGGAAAACCATGAAAGCGGAAGCACCGTACCATTTTGAATCATTCCTTTTCTATATGGAGAAGAATCGCCGGCCGGAAAAGAAATTCTATGAGCCAAGAAAGAAAACTCTTGGAATTGTTGTTCACGACTTACAGGATTTGGAAGATAGAAAAATTGAATTTCTTGGAATTTCCCTTCCACCGCGAGTAGGTAAGTCCACACTTTGTATTTTCTTTCTTGCATGGGTTATTGGTCGGCATCCGGAAAGCCACAATGCAATGTCTGGTCATTCTGGAATACTTGCTGATAGGTTTTACCGAGATGTATTAAAACTTACGGAAAACGAGGAATACACGTTTAAAGAGATATTCCAGGAGATTGAGTTAGCAAATAAGTCATCGGAAAAAAATGAATTGTTTTATTCGCCTACAGAAGCTTTTGCCACACTGACATGCCGAGGAATTGATGGAACATGGACCGGTGCGGTTGATATTAGTTCGGATGGATATTTGTATGTCGATGATATGGTTCGTGACAGAACTGAATCATTAAGTCCTATCCGACTTGAAAATCGCTACCAGGATTATTTGAACGTCCTTGTTGACCGTAAAAATGATGGTTCCAAAGAGTTAATGGTTGGAACCCGATGGAACGTGTTAGACCCATTAGGACGTGTCGAAGCGGAAAATAAGAATAATCCAAAATATCGGTTTAGAAAGATACCGGCACTTAATGAAAAGGATGAATCAAACTTCCAGTACGATTATGGCGTTGGATTTTCTACAGAATACTATCGCAATATGCGTGATAGGTTGGATAGAAATGAATGGATGGCTAAATATCAGCAGATGCCATTCGTGCGAGAAGGTTTGCTTTTCCCATTGGATGAGCTTAATTACTACAACGGTGTTCTTCCGGATGGAGAATGTATTACGGCAGCAGCCTGTGATGTTGCATGGGGTGGAAATGATAGCTTGTCAATGCCGTTTGGAAAATTGTTTGGAAGTACTGATGATGGACCAATATATATTCCTGATTGGATTTTCAATAAAGGAGATAAATATACAACAAAACCTATTGTTGTGGCTAAGACATTACAACATCAACCGAATATGGAAAGATTCGAAGCCAATAATGGTGGAGATGAATACGCAGAAGATATTGACCGCCAGTTAAAAGATAAAGGTTTTAAAACCAATATTTCTTGGGCAAAAGCTAGTAACCAGATAAGCAAGATGGCAAAGATTATACAGTATGCACCTGATATAAAACGAAGATTCTATTTTCTTAAGGCAGAGTTACAGAGCGAAGAATATAGGGCTGCAATGGAAGAACTTGGAATGTTTACTCAACTTGGGAAAAATGAACATGATGATAGTCCGGATGGCTTGGTGCAGCTGTTCCAGTTATTTGATGGTGGCATTACAAAGGTTGAGATTATGAGCCGAGCCGAGCTTGGAATATAAGGGGGTAGACATGATTATAACAAGAGAATATTTAGCAAAATATATTTACTTGGAAAGTTATATTAAGTCTGTAAAACGCAGATTGAGATATTTTGAGACCCATCCATTAACATCCCAGCACGGTGTTGTATCTGGGTCTCGCAAAGAATTTCCATACATACAATGCCATTTCGTGATTTCAGCTCCCAACGTGAAATCAGACGAAGAGAGAAAGAAAGCAATAATGCAATTGAAAGTTGATCTTGCAGGAAACCAACAATTGTATGAAGATATGCAGATGGATATTGAGTGTTTTATCGAGGAAATTGAAGATATCGAGGATAAAACAATTCTTCGTCTTAAGTACATAGATAGACTGACTGATGATCAGATAGGTAGAGAACTTGGATATGATCGCAGCAGTATTTCGAAGAAAATAGATAAAATTTTGGGGAAAGCACAGGTTTCACACAATTCACAAACATGAAATGCTAATATGTTAATGTGAAATAGTGCATGAGGGCATCGGACGATAGTTCGGTGCCTGCTTTATTGTGGAGGTAAATGCAGTGGAGCTTTTCGGAAGAAAGCAGATATTTTGTGATAAAACAGTAATTGATAAAACGAATATTCTTGAAGTTCTTGGAGAAGCTTACGCTATTCACGAGCAAAATAGAGCTGAAATGCTTTATCTGTTTGAATATGTGAAAGGCAGACAGCCTATTCTTGATAGAGAAAAGCAGATTAGACCGGAAATCAATGAGAAAGTTGTTGATAACATGGCATCTGAAATATTGGAATTTAAGCTTGGTTATGAGTTCGGTTCTCCGATTTCATATGTCCAGAGAGCAAGAAAAGATATTAAGAGCAGGAATGCTCTTTTTTCTTTTTTTAAAAAAATGTTCACATCAGAGGAAAGCAAAAAAGAGGATTTGAAGGTAGCGGCACTCAATGAGATGATGGTTGAAGAGTGTAAAGCGGCAAAGGATTTGATGCTTGCAAAGGATGTAAAGACCTGTGGTGTTGGATATCGGCTGATTCTTCCAAAGCGGATAAAAACCGGCGTATCTGTGTTTGATATTTTGGACTTGAACCCAATGAACACATTTATTGTTTATAGCAATGATGCATATCGGGACCCCATTCTTGGAGTTTCGTACTTTCCACACAAGGATGGAAGTTGTACTTTTGGGTGCTATACCAAGACTTCCTATTTCAAGATTGAAAAGGGAATAAAAGAAGGCTTTGAAGATTGGTTTAAGGAACAGCCTAACACATTGGGAATGGTTCCAATCGTTGAATATATCAATGATTACGACCGCATGGGATGTTTTGAGAGAGTTATTCCGCTTATGGATGCACTGAATACCATCGATTCTGACCGTGTTAATGATATTGCGCAGCATATTCAAAACATTCTATGGGGCGACAATGTTGCAATCGATACAGAACAATACAAAGAACTTCGAAAACAAGGCTTGATTCTCACCAAATCCGAGCAAGGCAGAACGGCAACACTGAAATATCTTGAAAGTGTGCTTAATCAGTCGGAGAACCAGACACTTGTTGATTACGTGGAACGTAAGATAGAAAAAATTGCGCACATTCCGAATCGTTCGGAACTTTCAGGCGGAAGTACCGGAAGCGCAACAAATATGTCCACCGGTTGGATGGATGCCGAAACAGATGCCAAGTCAAAAGAACAGATTTGGATGGAATCTGAGCGAAGAGAGACAGCAATTATCCTAAACATCCTTAAAATGAGTAATGAAGTTGATTCCGATGTTGCAGAATTAAACCTTTCAGATATCGAAATCAAGTTTTCAAGGTCACGCACTTATGATTTGGCTACTAAGTGTAATTCGCTGGCAACTTTAATTAATGTTGGAATTGACCCACTTCGAGCAATAGAGATAGTTGGCTTATTTACAGACCCGCAGCAGGTTGCATTGGATTCTGCTGAAAGAATCGATGAAATTTTATTTAATCAGAAAACTAAAACAAATTCTGATAAAAAGATGCAGCCCGACATTACAGACCAACCATCTAAGGTGTCTGTATCAGATGAATAATTGGTATTTTGAGAGCTTAGAAATAGGCTCTCTTTTTATATACATAGCAGGGAAGCTATTTAAAAACGCAAGAGACAAGACAAGTCATTAAAACAGAATCTAATGCGGAGGGAACCGCTTGAACAAACGCAAGGAGGATATTATGGCAGATTTGAAAGAATTATTAGGTGATGCGTACAAAGAGGACATGACTTTTGAGGACATTAATGCGGCGTTAGCAGAACGTGAGCTTGTTGATAAGAGCCAATATGACGGATTTGTACCGAAAACTCTTCTGGAAAAGGCTAATTCAGAGGCTGCTGACTACAAAAAGAAATGGAAAGCTGCAGCAAGCGAGCAGGAACAGAAGCAGATTGAAGATGCTGAAAAGCAGGCACAGATTGAAGAAGAATTAAAAACCCTTCGTCGTGCATCCAAGGTATCAGAGTATGAAAAGCAGCATTTGGCTTTGAAATATGAGGAGAAAGATGCCAAGGAGATTGCCGAGGCACTTTATGATGGCGATATGGAAACTGTTTTTCGTTTACAGAAAAAGCATGAGGAAGCATTACAGAAAGCAATCAAAGCCGATTTGCTGAAAGATATGCCAACTCCTCCGGCAGGAAACCAGACAACTATTGATTACAGTAAACAGATTGCAGATGCGCAGGCAAGCGGTGATATGGCTCTTATGGCGTCATTAATTCGCCAGCAGGCTGCAGCTAATGCAACAAACCATTAAATACAATGTAAAGGAGATATTTAATTATGGCAGATGTATTTGCAATGAGTGGAAACACTCCTAATTATTCAGGTATGCTCTTCAATAAGGGCAACACAAAGACACCATTCTCAACAATGATTGGTGGAAGAAGAAAATATTCAACGAGCACAGAATTTGTAACTGGGCAGGAATATGAGACAGCAACAGGAAGTCAGCCTAAAATTTCAGAAGCAGAATCTCTTAATGCACCGGCAGCTTCAGTAATTACAAGAGAACAGAAGACTAATGTAACACAGATTTTTCAGGAGTCAGTTGGCACTTCCTACGGTAAAATGTCTAACATGGGTACATTAAGTGGTATCAATATCGCAGGACAGCAGGCGAACCCGATTTCCGAAGAGGATTTCCAGGTTGCAGCTAAGATGGCAAAAATCGGACAGGACATTGAGTACACATTCCTCAATGGTAAATACCATAAATCCACAAATGATAACGATGCAAACCAGTCCAGAGGACTTCTGGAAGCTATTACCACGAACACACTGGATGCAGATGGAAAGAAACTTTCCTTTATGCTTGTGTGTGAAGCATTAAAGTGTATCAAGGAAGCAAATGGAGATATTACCAATATTGTCCTCGGACTTGATTCTACAAGCAGAATGCAGTTAAATGCTGACGCTGTAGCAAATGGTCTTACAATCGTTGAGAGCGGAAGAGATGTTAATGGAATTGCTGTTGATAAGGTGCTTACACCACTTGGAACAGTGTATTTAAGAGATCTGATTTATCTTCCGGCTGGAACGGTTACACTGTTTGACCCATTCATTATGGGTCCTGTTGAACAGCTCGTACCAGGAAAAGGAAACTTCTTCCTTGAAGAATTAGCAAAGACAGGTGCTGGCACCAAGAAACAGATTTTCGGTCAGATTGGACTTGACCATGGTCCAGAGTGGTATTCTGCTAAGATTACAAATCTGTCTGCAGCGATGCCGACTGATGGAGATATGGTAAGAAAAGTCTATTCCGTTTCAAAGGCAGATTCTGATGAACCTACATCACTTGGAACACTGACAGTTGCATCAGCAGCAGGGAATGTTACTGGAAAGACCAAGATTACCATCACAGAGCCATTGACGGAGGGTAATTCCTACAAATACAAAGTAGGCGAAGCTGAAACAACAGTTAAGTTGGGACAGTCAGTAAGAACATGGAATGCATGGAATGGCACTGATGAAATCGAAGCTGAATCCGGCAAAGTAATTACTATCGTTGAATGCGATAAGTCTTACAATGCGGTTAAAGCAGGACATAATACAGTAACTTCAAAAACAGAGTAGGAGATGAACTTGGATGGAAGAGCTTTTGAAAGAATTGAATATGGATTTGGAAGCTGAATTGGCTTCTGAATTGCATGAGGATTCCGATAAGGCTCTTTTATCTTCAAAGATTAAGGGAGCCTATTACGCAGTGAAGCGTAAGCGAAATTATCAGGAGCATCACACAGAAGAGTTCATTTATAAAGATATGATGGCTATGTATGATATTATAAAAAACCTTGCACTGTATGACTGGAACCATATTGGAGCTGAGGGTGAGACAAGCCACAGTGAAAATGGTATCAGCCGGGCATGGAATCCAAGGGAAAACATTTTAAGGGAAGTAATTCCTTTTGCAACGGTTATTCAGAAAGGATAAGGTGATCCATTTTATCTCCCGACCGCAGGGTTAAGCGGTAAAGAAGATTGTGCGTGACCATTTTGCCAATGTCGGCAATATGGTTGCAGGCGGCGCACGTTAAGCGGTGGTGGGCGGTGCGTCATATTTCTATTTTGGAAAGGAAAAGCATTATGAAGAGATTATTTATTTCACAGCCTATGAGAGATAAAACAGATGAAGAAATCAAGGCAGAAAGAGCCAAGATTGTTGAAGCGGTCACAGAACGTTTCGGAGAGGTAGATGTTATTGATTCATTCTTTGAATCAGCACCACATGATGCCAAGCCATTATGGTTTCTTGGGAAGTCTCTGGAATTGCTTTCTACTGCTGATTGTGCTTATTTTGCAGAGGGTTGGAAAGACTACAGAGGATGCAAGATTGAGCATGAATGTGCGGTACAGTATGGAATTGATATTGTAGGCGAATAACTTCTTGTAGCGGTTCTCCTTTTGTCGTATAATGGCGATAAAGGAGAGTAGTAAAAATGAGTATTATAGAGGTTGTTAGTGAAAACGCATGGAACATAGTAATTGGAATAGCAACAGGAGTTATTTCAGGTATTTTAGTGTCAAAAATTTTTTTGATATACCAAGATATAAAGAGCGATTTTATTGAAGTTGTAAAAAATACAACTGCCTTAAAAAATTGCAAGATATTTTATAATTTTTATAAAAATCCAGAGCTAGCAAAAGCATTTCATGTAAAATTACAAGATGATGGAACAGTATCTAAAGAGTTAACATTTCTTTCCATGGAAAGAACTATTTTGAATGAAGTAAAACAGTTACATAATATTTACACAAAATACATGGATAAGAAATTGATAGAAATTAAAAATGAGTATGAATCAAATCTGGATATTCTTCAAATTGAATGCGAGAAACAATTTAGAAGAGAAGATAGTATAGAGAGTATATTTTCTATGACCGAAACTACTTTAAATAAATTTGATGAATATCAAAAAAACATGTTTAAAAGAACTATGTTTCTTATTTTAAAAGATAAATTAATCATTTTTCTTGCGGTATTTTTTACTATAATGATTTTGATAGCATAGAAAGGATACAATGCGTTCATTGAAAAAAAATAAGCAGAAACTGTACTACGCAACGTACAGTGATGAAGTTCCAGTATATGAAACAGACGAGGAAGGAAAAATTAAATATACCGAGGTTGACGGAGAACTTAGTCCGATACCGATAGGTACTATGGCAGGCTATAACGAGCCTGTCATTTTTTATGCCAACATTGCTATGTCTGGTGGTGAAGCAGAAGCTAAGGAATATGGCTTTGATATCGGCTCATATCAGGCAGTTTTGGTATTATCGGACAAATCTTTACCTATCACAGAAACAAGCCGAATTTGGCACACCAGTGAGCCACAGTACCATGAAGATGGTTCAGTAGATGGTGACAGTGCTGATTATTCGGTAGTAGCAATAAAACCGTCATTGAACAGTATGAAATATCTTCTGAAAAAACTGCCGAAAGGAAATGGATGATATGTCAAAAAAAATATCATTCGGTCTATCTGTATCGGAAATCGAGCGGGCAATCAAAGAGTTGCGAGAATATCAGAACAGTCTTGATGGGAAATGCGAGGAATTGTGCCGAAGGTTATCCGCCAAAGGGATAGCCATTGCACAGGCTCATGTCGGTAGCAGCGGTTTCGGCAAGTACGTTCGGCTGTCCTCGGAAATCTCACCGGAGAAAGCCGGATGCAAGGCAATATTTTTCATGGAAGATTCGCAGAAGATTGTGAGCAAATGGCAGAATCAAGACGGCGTGCAGAGTAAAGAAATCTCGGCGGCGCTCATGTTAGAGTTTGGTGCTGGACTTCCGGCACAGAATCCGGCGAACATTCCAGGTGTTGGTACTGGAACATATGGTACGCATGGAAATGAACCGGGATGGTGGTACATGGACTTACAGGGTGTTTGGCACTATTCAACCGGTATTTCTCCGAAGATGCCTATGTACAATGCCGGCAAGGAACTAAGAGATAAGGTTGTGGAGATTGCAAGAGAGGTGTTTGACGATGGGCGGTGATTAAATGGCGGGATTTGATTGGAATACATTTTATACACATTTTGAAAAGAAAATGAAAACTGCATATCCGAAATGCAAGGTCGGGCGATATGTTACACCAAAGAAAACTGACTTCCCATATTGTGATGTAGCCTTAAGCGATACATCTGGCGGCAACTATGATTTGGAAGGAAACGAAGGATCACAGACACCAATGATTACCATATCAGCATATGCAGTTGGAAGCATTGCTGATAATACTTGTTATACGATTTGCAGTAAAGCAAAAGAAATTATGCTTAAGTACGGATGGCAGTGTAAAGCTGGTCCGATACCTGTTGTGAATGCAGCTGACCCAAACGTAAGCCGGTGGGTTGTAAGATTTCAGCGCATCTATGCAAATGGGGATGAAATAGAAGAAGTAAGAACTGAATAAACCCCTCGATTTCGATGGGTTTATATAAAATGAAACCAAGAGTCAGCAATGACTCTTATTTTTATGCACCGGACACCCACTCGAGAGGTGTTCGCTGACCGCTCAAAGTTATGCGGTAGAAAGGAAGAAGAAATGGCAGAAAAAGCAGTAAGTACAATTAATACCATTCTTGAAATCAGTGAGGATGGAAAAGCATGGGAAAAGTTATGCCCAATCAAAAACTATCCGAAATTAGGCGGAGCACCAAACCAGCTTGAAACAACTGACCTTGAGGATGAATCACAGACCTTCATCAATGGTGTGCAGTCTATGGATTCCATGGAATTCAAAGCTAACTATATGTTAGAAAAATACAAAACAGTATTAGCAAAGTCAGGAATTCCGCTGCATTATCGTCTCTCAATGGGAAAAGATGGAAAAGACGGTGTGGCAACCTGGGAAGGAGAACATGCTGTTTATGTTAATGAAGGTGAAGTAAACGGCGTTCGTGAGATGACAATCAATGTTTCTCCATCCACCAAGATTTCAATTGGTGATAAGACTGCATGAACAACAGAAGAGACGGAGAAATCCGTCTCTAAGCTGCCAGCAGAAAATGAAGAGGTTGTAACAGAACCGGAAGAGCCGGAAAACAAGGAGGAAGAAGAAAATGGCAACAACAGTAACAATTAATAACAAAAAATATGATGTTCCAAAGTTAGGATTCGGTCACATGGAAATGCTGGAAAGCGAAGGATATGATGTCCTTGCAATGTTCAAGAAAAATCAGATTTTTGCACCAGCAAGTGCTTTTATCATGCTTTGCGCTAAATGTGACAGAGAAGAAGCTAACCGGTTAGCAGAACAGCACATTTATGGTGGCGGCAACATGAATGAAATTTACAAGGCATTTGTAAATGCAATTAACGAATCTGATTTTTTCAGAAAGGTTCTCGGTATGGACGAGAACAAGAAGAGTACGAAGAAATCTACGACTGCGGAGACGGAAGTACAGTAGTTGAATTAGCATCTACAGAAAAGTTCTTCACAAATGAAATTTATAATGTATGGCTTCCGGCAGCAATCAGATATGGAATTGACATGAGGACATTTCCTATGTTGAATCCAAGAATCATGAATGCATATCAGGAAGCCTTTACTGAAAAGAAAAAGCAGGAAGCACAGATTATTGATTTGTCTGCATATTACAATGGAATCTATTGTCTTAGAGCAATAGGAGCAGCCTTTTCTAAGAGTTCAAAATATCCGTCACATCCATATAGTTTGATGGATGAAGAACAGGAAGAAGCAGAACCATTAAGCGAAGCAGAGCAGTTCAAATTGTGGGCACTTGCTTGGAATAAGAAATTTGAAGAAAAAGAAAATTAGGGAGCGGACGTGTCACAGCGTCCGTTCTTTTTATCTGGCTATCGAGTGGGAGATAGTCACAAACCTTTAATAGTTATAAGGAAGTTGGTGAGCAGATGGGAGCAGCGGACATTGACCGTTTAGAGATAGAAGTTGAAGCACAGGCAAAAGGAGCAAATCAGCAGTTAGATGCGCTCATTAGCAAATTGGAAAAGGTATCTTCTGTACTTGGCGGCGCAAGTGGCAAAGGACTTAATTCATTTGCAAGTGGAATTTCTAAGATTTCCGGACATACTGCAGCTATTGAAAAGATGGCATCAAGTATGGAAAAGTTGAAAGATGGTCTTTCCTTTGATTCTCAGAAACTTACTAATATTGCATCCGGAATCAGAACACTATCTGATTCAGCAACCGGCTTTAAAGGTGGAAAATCAGCAGAAATTACATCCCTGGCAAGAGCATTAAGCAAATTTTCAGAGGTAGATACGAATTCTATGTATGGAGTTACCTCTGCATTACAGAATCTGTCTAATGGCTTGGCAGAAGCACAGAATATTAATGTCGCAGGAGTTACAAGTATTGCTGCAGCGTTATCAAAACTAGGTGGAAAGAATGCCACTACCGGCACCGGAAATCTTATCAAGATTAAAGATGATTTGGCGAGCTTTGTTGCAGGAATGAACAATATCGGAGCCATGACATTTGATGTAACAGGACTGGCACAGCTTATTCCAGCACTATCTAAGTTGGGTGGCAAGGCATCTACACAGGCTACAAAGAATCTGCCTACATTATCTGCTCAGTTGCAGAGTTTTGTTCGGCAGATGAATCAGATTGGTGAATTAAAATTCAATATGTCCGGAATGAATGAAATGGTATCTGCTATTTCAAGGCTTGGCGGTGTGGCTGCCGGTAGAGCAATTACGAACCTTCCATTATTGGCGAAGAATCTCTCAGAATTAATGGAAACCCTGTCAAAGGCACCGGCTGTAAGTAACAATATTATTGAAATGACCAATGCTTTGGCTAAATTAGCTTCGCAGGGTTCTAAGGTAGGTTCCACATTAAGCACGATGGGTAATAAAGGTAGTAAATCAACCTCTATATTATCCGGATTGTTTTCCTCTGATGGAAAGGCTGGCAAAAGTTTAAAGAGCTTTTCGCAGATTGCAGGTGCATTCTACGCTAATTTCTTTATGGTTATTCGAGGATTTAAAGGCCTTTGGAATACAGTGAATTCTTCAATGGATTTCCTTGAAACTGTAAACTACTTTGAAGTAGCCATGCGTAAGCTTGGTGATGATGCTGCAGCAAATTGGCAACAGGCAGGATATGACTCTGCAGAAGCTTATGCATCGTCATTCTCTTCAAGAGCAAAGCAGCTTACAGCCAAGATGACCGGATTTGATATTGATACAGATGGTAATGCTACATATACCGGACAGAAGAATCTTGGAATGAATCCGGATACTGTAATGAATTACCAGGCAATGTTTGCACAGGTATCCGAATCTATTGGTGTAGCAGAAGAAAGTGCGCTTAATTTTTCGACTGCTCTTACAATGCTTGGTACTGACTGGGCATCCTTGAGAAACACTACATTTGAACAGGCATTTGAGAAATTCGCATCTGCTTTGGCAGGACAGTCCAGAGCAGTTCGTGCGTTTGGTATTGATATTACAAATGCTACTCTGCAGGAATATGCTTATAAATACGGTCTGACCGGTGCGATTAGTGAAATGAATCAGGCAACCAAGGCACAGTTACGATTACTGGCTATATTAGACCAGTCGAAGGTTGCATATGGTGACTTGGCAAATACAATGGAATCACCGGCTAACCAGTTGAGAATGTTAAAGCAGAACTTTTCCAATCTGGCAAGAACAATCGGAAATCTGTTTTTGCCGATTATTGAGAAGGTTCTTCCGTATATTAATGGTCTTGTAATGGCAATGCAGCGACTTTTTGCATGGGTTGGTGGTCTGCTTGGAATCAATCTGAGTGGTATTAACTCATCCATCGGTGGTGCCAGCAATGGCATTGAGGATTTAGTCGGTGGAGCGGATGATGCAGAGGATGCCTTAAATGGTGCGAATGATGCGGCTAAAAAGCTTAAGAACACTGTACTTGGCTTCGATGAATTAAATCAGCTTAATGACCCTACATCCGGCTCAAATAGTGGTTCCGGCTCCGGCGTTGGTGGCGGAAATCCATTATTAGATGCAGAAATATCCAAGGCGCTTGAAGAGTACCAGAAAGCATGGGATGATGCCTTTGACCGGATGGAAAATAAAGCTCAGAAGATTGCAGATAAAATATGTGCAGCGTTCAAGCGTGGTGACTATGAGGGCATTGGAAAATATATTAGTGACGGTATAACAAAAGGTCTTAATAGTATAAAATGGGAATCCGTTTATAGCGTTGCCAAGGATTTTGGAAAAGGATTTGCAGAGTTCCTTAATGGATTAATTACACCGGAATTATTTGGAGCAGTTGGCTCAACTATTGCAGGGGCATTAAATACTGCAATGTATACAGCACTTTCTTTTGGAGAGGAATTCAGTTTTTCCAATCTTGGAACATCAATAGCAACAGGAATAAATAAAATCTTTGAAGATTTTGATTTTGAAGCACTTGCGGAAACATTAAATACTTGGGTAGATGGTATCGAAGAAGCGATAGTTTCTGCATTAAGTACACTTTCTTGGAGTACGATTGCGGAAAAAGCAGGAGATTTTTTTGGTAATCTTGATTTTGATACTTTTTTAGTGCTGTTTGGGTTGACTAAAGTCGGAAAGAACACATTTAAAAGCATAGGGAAAGCTTTCTTAGGATGGATAAACAAAGGTCTTGCAAGTGTGTTAGGAGTTGAAGCTGGAAAAGGTATATGGGATACATTAAAAATAGCATTAGCAACTACATTAGAAAGTTATGGTGGTTGGGCAGGACTTTTTACAATGGATTTTGCAACAATTGCTGGTGCAGGAACTTGGACAGAAATTGGACTAGCAGTAGCAACAGGAATTTTTTCTGCAATTGCAGCAGCTATTGCGGGATGGAATATAGGAGAACTAATTGGAAGAGCTATTTTCGGAGATGAAGCATATGATGATTTTTCATGGTTTGGTGATAATGGCTTTTTTGATTCGTTAGATTACTTTTTCACGGTAATGATTCCAGAAAAATTCATGGAATGGGTAAAAGATGTAAAAGAATATTTTCTTGGTCTGGATTGGTTTTCAACCATTTCTGATGCAATTACAGGGGCATTAGATTCAATTACAGATAAGCTATTTAAATTTGATTGGGCGGAATCTTGGTTTGATGAAGCAGGAGAAGCATTTAAAACTGCATTTGATGGAAAAAGAGACGGCTTCATGGATATTGGTGGGTGGATTTTAGAAGGTATTCTGGATGGAATTGTTGGTGTTCTTGCTGGAATCGGAGATTTTGTGGCTAGTATTTTTACTAGTTTATGGGATGCCCTATGCGAAGTATTTGGTATACATAGTCCATCCAAAGAGATGAAACCGATTGGAGAATATATTCTTCTTGGAATAATAGAAGGATTTCAAGATGCTTTTTCCAATATTATCGATGCAGTATCAGGATTTTTTACAAGTATTTGGGATGGATTGTGTAATGTATTCGGAATACATAGTCCGGCAAAAAATATGAACTCCATAGGTGAGAACATTCTTCTTGGCATAAAAGAAGGATTTGAAAATACTATCGGTAACTTAACTGATGCATTATCTGCACTTAAGGATAAGGTTATTGGTATGTTTGACGGAATAAAAGAAAAGTTTCAGTCAATTGGTAGTTATATTACAGATGGTCTTGCTGATGGAATAAGGTCAGGCTTTAGTGGAGCTGCAACTGCCGCAACAGGATTAGCCAATAATGTAATGAATACGGTTAAAGATAAACTTGGTATACATAGTCCATCAAAAGTTATGGATGAGATTGGTGTTTTTACCGGAACAGGATTTGCAAATGGTATTTTAAAAACCGTTGGACAAGTTCAGCAATCAGTGAACATGATGGTTGAGCCAGTTAAAATGGAACCTGTTTCAGCAGCCAGATTTACGGTAGAAGCCGAGCAGAGAATGATAAATACCGGTATTGCAAATGCACATAATACACAACCGGTTATTACAGAAATTTCCGATAATATAAAATCACTTATTACAGACGCAGTTGCAGAAGTGATGGTATCCATGATGAATGGGGAAGCTATAAGCTTAAAAGCGGATGTAACCGTTGAAAATGAGTTGAAATGTGATAGCGAAACGATGTATAAGATTGTTCAGAAAGGAAAAGAGAAGCACGATAGAAGATACCACATTGTGAATGAATTTTAAAAAGGGAAATCAATTTAAGGTTTCCCTTTAACCTCATTTGTTATATAATCAAGAAAAAGGGGGTATGTCTTGTGGAAAAGATGGTTTGTCCATGTTGTGGAAAAGAAACCAGAATAAGTGATGGATATTGTGAACATTGTGATATGCGTATTACACCTTATATTAATAAGAATGATTTCGCAGAAAAAATTGTGTCAGAAACTATGAGAGAAATATCGGACGAACATAAAGAAAGTGATAATAAAGTTCCTGGGGATATTTATGTCGATGATATATATATGCGAACAGGGAATGATAAAAAAGAAACATTAAGGGGAATTCGTCAAGTAACAGGAATGAGTTTAGCAAAAGCAGAAAAATTGCTAAATGATTATTTGCTTTATGGTGAAAATACAAATTTATCCAAAGCACATGACAGTGAACAAAAATCAACAGATCTGACATTATTTAGTGAAATCCTTAAAAGTACGAACAATGATAGAATTAAGGCTATGAAAATAGCACGAACACAAACGGGTATAACATTGGTAGAAGCAAATAAAATAGCTGACGATTACATATTTAGAGGTATAGATACAGACTTAGCCGAATTAAATAGAAAACGGCAGGAAAAGAAGGAAGAGGAAGATAGAAACTTTAATGGTATATATAGAGTTTCTATTTTAGGTAATAAAACAAAAATATACTGTCCAAGGTGTAGGAGTTCAAACTGTAGTTGGTATGCAGAACAGAGAGTTGTTCCGGGAAAAACAAAAACAAGATACACTGCGAATTTAAATCCATTTCATCCGTTCACATTGGTGAATAAAAAAGAAAAAGTTGTAAGAAAAGAAAGATATGAGACAGTAGAAAAAATAATATGTAATGATTGTGGATATATCTTTTCATAGCAATGAAATATTTTGTATATTTAGAGCGAGAGAAGAGACCAAGAATATAGAGTGACGAGAGAGTAACGCAAGAGGCATCCTAACGGGTGCCTTTTGTATTGACATTTTCGATAAAACAAATTATTATAATGAAAAAGTGAATATCAGCTTGAATTAGTGAGGTCTGGAAATAAAGTGCAAAACCAGAAAAGTACGGTTATATGCCGTCCTTAAAGTTGTTAAGTCCGTAGCGGGTAACACAACTTTAGGGGCGGTTTTTGTTTACCTAAAGATATTGTGATGTTGAGTGTACGCCGGATGACTATATTTGAATGAATTTGAAAGGTTTCTGCATATGAATGAAATTAAAGTATTTGATAATGCCGAGTTTGGAAAAGTAAGAACAACAACAGTAAATGGTGAGGTTATGTTTGTGGGTAAGGATGTAGCTGACATCCTCGGGTACCAAAACGGTAGCCGAGATATTAACCGCCATGTCGATGAAGAGGACAGAACCAAAATTATGATTTATGACGGTGTACAAGATAAGGAAACCATCATCATCAATGAATCTGGTCTTTACTCACTTATTCTTTCTAGTAAGATGCCTAATGCTAAAAAGTTTAAGCGTTGGGTAACGTCTGAAGTCCTCCCAAGCATTCGCAAACATGGCATATATGCAACGGATAATGTCATTGATAACATTTTAAACAATCCGGATTTTGGAATTGAATTATTAACCAGATTAAAGTCGGAAAGGGTAGCTAGGATTGCGGCAGAAGAAGAAAAGGAACGATTACAGGAAGAACTTGATTATAGCAAGGACTGGTATTCGATTAAGCGTGTTGCTGCAATGAATGGCGTGGAGTGGAAAAAGTTTAAATGGCGCAGGCTTAAAGAAAAGAGCATTGAACTTGGATATGGTGTAAAGAAGATTTTCGATGCAAATTATGGCGAAGTCAATACATATCATAGAGATGTGTGGGAAGCAGTATATCCAGAATATGAAATTTAGAAAATAGAGCACTTACCCTTGGTGAGTGCTTTTCACATATATAGAATTTACCGGCTATTGTTTGAAATAGTCGTAAACCTAAAAGAATTGTAGGTAGGTGGACAATATATGGCAATGATATGGGTAAATGGTGTGGCTATTAAAACACCAACCTCTTTTAGCTGGGGACTGCAGGATATATCAGATTCAGATTCCGGAAGAACGCAGGATACCATAATGCATAAGAATAGAGTCGGTCAGAAACGTAAGATTTCGCTAACTTGGGATAATGCAACGAAAGAGGATACGGCTGCTATATTACAGGCATTTAATCCGGAATATGTAGATGTGACTTATCCGGATGCAATGAGTGGCAAAGATGAGACTAGAACATTTTATGTAGGTGATAGAACTGCACCTATGAAAATGTGGACGATTAATAAGAAAATTTATTCTCAAATCAGTTTTAATATAATTGAGAGATAGAAAGGCAGGGGTACGATGTTAGATTTATCAACTGAATTTAAGCAGGAAATGTATAATGACAACCGGAACTTTCTACCTTTTTTGGATATAACGCTTGTTAGTGGAAAAGTATTGCATATTACAAAGGAAAAGGTATGGGAAAATACCTTTAAGATTGAAGATGCTACATCCAGTCAGAATAAATTTACTATTGGTGCAGCAGTCACCGGAAAGCTGAAAGTTACGCTAAATAATATTTATGATGATTTCAGTGATTATGATTTTGCTGATGCAACAGTAATTACTTATATTGGGTTACAGCTATCAAACACCATTGAAAAAATCCGGGTCGGAACATACATAGTCGATGAGCCTAGCTATGATGGCTCAACAATCACATTATCCTGCATTGATTATATGAGTAAGTTTGATAAACCATACTCTAATAGTAAATTAAGTTATCCGGCAACTATTTCTGCTATACTGGCAGATGCGTGCAGCAATTGTGGAATTTCCATGTTGAGTGCAAATATTCCAAATGGAAAATATACGGTAAAGAATCGACCGGATGATAAAGCAATGACATTTGGTGATATTGTTGCCATGGCTGCGCAAATATCCGGTTGCTGGGCGAAAATGGATGCCTACGGAAGATTAAAACTTGATTGGTATAATATGTCAGCATTTGAAATCAACTCTGCGTTGGATGGTGGAACTTTCCGGACAACAACAAAGCCGTATTCCGATGGGGATGATGCGGATGGTGGTAATTTCAAGGATTATTCCAGTGGAGATAACATTGATGGCGGTACATTTACCGACCAGAAGATATATCATCATATATTTTCTACAAAGTCTTTTGATGTGTGCACAGATGATGTAGTAATAACCGGTGTAAAGGTAACAGAAGAATTCGATGAAACAGACACGCAGAAGAAAGCAACGTATCTTGCCGGTAAAGAAGGGTATGTAATTGAAATATCCGGCAATGATTTGATTCAAGAGGGAACAGCTAAGACAGTAGCAACGTATTTATACAAGCGTATTGGTGGAATGAGATTCAGACCGTTGACAGTATCAACACTTGGCAATCCGGCTGTAGAAGCAGGGGATGTGGCTTATGTTACTGATAGAAAGCAGAATACTTATCAGGCATTTATATCCACTCGGACATTTACTCTTGGTGGTAGCCTAAATATATCCTGTGACTCTGAAACACCTCTGCGAAATAAGACAACACAATTTACGCAGTTCACCAAGGCAATTGTAAAAGCCAGAAATGAGAGTAAAAAGCAGTTATCTTCTTACGATTTAGCAGTGCAGCAGCTTACCAATCTGATGACACAGTCATTTGGTGTATTCAAATCAGAGGAAATATTAGAAGATGGCAGCATTGTTTACTATATGCATAATAAGCCGGAGCGTGCGACCAGTTCTACTATATGGAAAATGACAGCAGATGCTTTGGCAGTATCCACAGACGGCGGTAAGACATGGAATGCTGGTATTGATTCATCCGGTAATGCAGTTGTAAATGTTCTGAATGCTATCGGTATTAATGCGGATTGGATAAATGCCGGAGAAATAACTGGTGTAAGTATAAATATTGGTAATGGTGTATTTGTTGTAGATAAAGAAGGGGCTGTTACAATTAAATCTGGGAATTTCAACATTGGTGGAGGAGTATTTAGTGTAGATTCCAATGGAAATTTAACTTCAAAATCTGCATCTATATCAGGTGGAGATATTACCTTAAGTTCGGATATTCAATATGACTCAAAACTTAATTTGGTACGGACATATAATGGAAAAACATATGGAAGGGTGAATTTAGCGGCAGATTTAATTAAAATGACAAGCGGAACCGGAACATGTATTAATATCACTACTAGCGGTTCTCAATTTGATTCGCTTTATATTGGCAAGTCAGATACTCCGGTAATGCACAACTATTCATTATTGGTGGATGGAGATGCAAGTATAAAAACAAATTTGATAGTATCAGGCACAAAATCAAGAGTGGTTAATACAGAAAATTATAAAGACCGGCTGCTATATTGTTATGAAACACCATCTCCTATGTTTGGTGATATAGGAGAGGGAACCATAGATGAAACCGGTAAATGCTATGTTTATATCGACGATGTATTTGCAGAAACAATAGATACAGAAGTTCAGTATCAGGTGTTTTTGCAGAAATACGGTGATGGAAGTATTCATGTAAGTGAAAGAACACCGTCATATTTTGTTGTAAGTGGAACTCCAAATATGAAGTTTGGATGGGAATTAAAGGCTATTCAAAGGGAGTATGACACTATGCGTTTGGAAGAGTCCCAGGTATTGCCTGATGATGCAGATAACGAGGATAGTGCAGCAGAAACCTATAATTATTTAACATCATTGTTATATGATGTGGAAAGTGAGGAAGTATCATGAAAAATATTAAAGGATTTGCAGTAGCATCGGATGGAAACATGAAAAGAATTGCCATTACATTTGATGAAATCAGTGATACCGGCAAGGTAATTAATTCCAATGTTAAAATGAATCGAATCATCACAGATGAAAACGTGCTTGCTGCAGTTTCAACACTTGAGCAGTATGGTCAGATTGTTATTGATGAATAGAGGTGATTCAATATGGCAATTCAGATGAGAAAAGGGTTAAAGGCAGATTTCGACCCAACAAAGATGTTGCCGGGAGAATGGGCAGTATCTATCGACAGTGATACAAGTAATCAGATTGTATGGATGTGCTTTGCAGCCGGCGTCGTAAAACGTATGGGGACATATGAAGATTTTAAAGCACAGATCAGAGATGCTACTAAGGATATTCGAGATGAATATGTAACTGAATTCAATTCAATTCTTGAACGGATAGATAAATTAGCTGACACAACACAGAAGAATACAGATACCATTGTTAAGATACATGATGATATAGTAAATACCTATTTACCACAGATTATCGAGAATGCCAATATTGCCGGTTCTTCGGCAACAACAGCAGTAAATAATGCTGCATTATCTAAAAGCTATGCAGTCGGTGGGACTGGTACACGAACCGGTGAAGATACTGATAACAGTAAATATTATAGCGAGCAGTCACAGGCAAGTAGCCAGACAGCACAATCTTATGCAGAGCAGGCAGAAGCAGCAGGGGATGAAGCTATAAACAGGATAAATGAAGCCTTATCACAGAATGTTCCACAATTTACGATTGATTTTACAACCGGGCACCTCAAATATGAGGGTGGTCGGTTCAATTTTGCAGTACAGAACACAACAGGACACTTATTATGGGAGGTGGCAGTCTAAATGAATGATGCGGGAAAGATAGCGTTTACTCCAAAAGGGGATTACAGCAGTGCGGTTACATATGAATATCTCGATACTGTTGTATATAACGGAAACGCCTATGCTGCGCTTAAGACAACAACCGGTAATGCACCGGAAGAAGGCAGTGAGTATTGGATATTGCTTGCAAGAGGTGGCACATCTGTTCCAGTAGCGACAGAAGGTACCGAAGGAGTAGTAAAAGCCAGTGATGATATTGGAGTAGATTCAGATGCTAAAATGATTCTTAGAACAGATTTTACACCACAGGAGAATCTAACGGAACTTGAAAGTGGAGAATCCAGAAATACATTCTTTGGAAAAATTGCAAAGGCTGTGAGTGAACTAATAAGCCACATTAATGTAAAAGCATCAACAAGTGCAACAGGTCATGTTAAATTAAGTGATTCATCCGCAGTCACAGACAGTACCGGATTGGCATTGCCGGCAACGGAGAAAAATGCTTCCATATCTGGCACAATGGCTAATCAGATTAGTGAATTAAACACAAATTTGAAAATTATACACGCATATTCGTGGACGCAAGTCGTTGAAGCACGAACAGGAACAAGCATTACTTTAAATAAATCCGATATTGGCGTAGGAAATAAAATAATCATTCCACTTGGATTAGAAGCAGGAACTAGGTTTGTGCAAATAACTCCAACTGGTCAGAGCAGTAAAACAATTGGTCTGTTAGCACATAACGTAAGTGAAAAGGTAACTATCAAACCGATACTGTATTATCTTTCCGTTTGATAAATATATCTCAGGGTCAATCAAAACAACGCAGATATATTGTTATATCGATAAAAAGAATGGAGAAAATGCATATAGAAAATATGCGAATTGATTAAAGAAGGGAGCGATATATATGAAAGAGTATATCACTGTATCTGGCAAGGAATATCCTTGCCTTGATGTAATTACTACGACAGATAGCATTTCTGCTTTGATGGAGAACCAGAAGATTGAAGATGTTATTAAGACGTTCAAACCGGCTACTTCATTAACGGTAGCAGGAGAAAGCAAAGAAATTTACGGAGCCTACGAAGATTTATCTTTTAAATCAGCTACTGTAAATGAGGATGGAACCATTTTAGTTACAATGGCAATTGCTTCTGATACCGATAAACGGCTTGCAGAATTGGAAAAGACACAGATTGAACAGGATGAAGCAATCGCAGAAATAATTGGAGGTGATTTAGATGCTGAGTAGACCAGTAAAGAGCATTATGGTTCGTGTGATTAAAAGAAGAATTGCAGAGGGGGAAAATTTAGACAGCATTCTTGAAAGCTATCCGAAATTATCAGATGAGGACAAAGAGGAATTGCGTAAAGAATTCAATTAAATGGGGTGTGAGATATGGACATGGATGCAATCGAAATTGAACACAGAATTACAGAAGTTGAGCAACGGGCCAAGTCAAATACGCATCGTATAGACAAACTGGAACCTATTGTTGAAGAAATACATACAATGTCAAAGACAATGGTGCAGCTCGTGGAAGAAGTAAAACATACGAATGAAAATGTGTGTGCCTTGGATGAAAAGGTGGACCGTATAGATAGCCGGGTGGATGAAATGGAGCGTGCACCTACAGAGGATATAAAGAAATATAAGAACACAGCAGTAACAGCAATAATCAGCACGGTTGCCGGAGCACTGGCATCTGGGTTGATTTTTTTAATTGCGCAAAATTTATGATTTGGAGGATTTAAATATGACAGATTTAGGATTTTTAACAGAATTTATGGTGCCTGTGATTGTAGGAATTTGCTTGTGTGTAGGATATATCGTAAAGAAGTGGATTAATGATGTAGATAATAAATATATCCCTACCATTTGCGCTGCTATTGGTGTTATTCTGGCAATCTGGCTTAACGGATGGACAGTTACAGCATCTATCTTATTAAGTGGCTTATTCAGCGGTCTAGCAAGCACAGGACTGCATCAGTTATTTAAGCAGTTGTTAGAGAAAGGCGGTAATAAAGATGGCAAATAGAAAAATTGGACAGACAGGACTTAATTTAATTAAGCAGTTTGAGGGATGTCGGCTTACTGCCTATCAGTGTGCTGCCGGAGTATGGACGATTGGCTATGGTCATACTTCCGGAGTAAAAAAAGGTATGACCATCACACAGGCACAGGCAGACGCGTACTTAAAACAGGACTGTGAAAAGTTTGAAAAATATGTCAATAGTGCAGCGTATGTTCCTATTACAGAAAGCCTTAATCAGAATCAGTTTGATGCACTGGTTAGCTTTGCTTTTAATCTTGGACAGGGCAATCTTAAGAAATTGTGCGCTGGACGAACTGCATCCCAGATTGCTACATCCATGCTGCAGTACTGCAAGGCAAATGGAAAAGTTCTGGCAGGTCTTAGAAGACGTAGAGTAGCAGAGTGGGCACTGTTTAATAAAACAGTTGCAATGGCACCGGCAACAAGTACATCAAAAGCGGAAAGTGAGGATTACAATATGAAAGTAATTAAAAAAGGCAGTAAAGGTAATGCAGTAAAGGTATGGCAGATTATTGTTGGAGCAAATCCAGACGGAAGATTTGGCAGTGGAACAGAAGGTAAGACAATTGCTTGGCAGAAGAATCATGGACTGACCCAGGATGGCATTGTAGGAAAGAATTCTTGGAAAGCAGGATTGGAATCATTATAGAAATATGATAGAGCCGGTAGAGAGTATTATTATAGGATGCTCTTTGCCGGCTTTTTTTAGTAGAAATTTACTATTTACAAAACAAATGTTCGAATATATAATAAAGACACCAAAGAAAAAAGGAGCAAAACACATTGAATAGTATTCTAAGGGCCAGCATCCCGATTCAGATGATTTCATGCACTGATACGGATGGAAAGATAACGCCAATGCGGTTCCGGTTCAAAGACATAGATGGCAGTATAGTATCTGTCACAATAGATAAAATTTTAAAAAGAGAAGATTTGACAAGGCTTATTGGAATTAAGTACCAATGTACAGCCATTATATATGGCATGGAGAAAGCCTTTACGCTTCAATACAATTATTCCATGCATGAGTGGAAAATGATTGAAATAAGTCAGCAGGAAGTCTAATATTATTTTTTTCAATTTCATACATACTACTTACATATACACAAATGGTGGAGGTAGTAGTATGGCAAAAATGAAATTGTGGAATATTCGAAGTGAACGAAATATTACCACTAGAGAACTGGCAAATTTATCTGGAATTAGTAAATCTGAAATCAACAATATTGAAAATGAAAGATATTCGCCAAGGCTCTCTCAGCTTGAAAAACTTGCTGCAGCATTGGATATTGGAATCGTGGATTTATTCGATTCGGAGTATAAATATGCGCCTAAATAAAGAGTCTTGTCCACAACCGTGGACAAATTCACAAAAGTAAAGACAAATAATGGAAAATATAATATAATGATCATATGTAGTAACAGGGGAGAAAGCGGAAAAATTATTTAGCTTAATAGCTTTTTCTTTAAAAAAAATAAAAAAATGGTCGAAATAGGGGAGAAAAAACTTTTTTTATTTTATACAATGATTATGTCACCGATGAAATCGCAAATATACAGCAGGAGAGGGAGATTTTTTATGAATTCTAAAGAAAACATTGTGAAAGAAGAAAACACGTATATGTCAAACCAAGAATATCGAGAAGAACTACGAAAAATATTTGATGGTATTAATGAAAATTACAAACTGCGTTGGTTCTATTCGTTTGTAAGAGAAAAATTAAGGAGTAGCAACTAAGGCTACTCCTGGTCTTTGGCATTATGCTCGGATAATGCTTTCGCTTGAACTTCAAGAATATTTAACATTCCTGGGTTTAATTTTTCCGCATAAGCAAGTAGACGCATCAGTTGTGGATTTTTGCTTATTCTCGCTAATAGATATTCATTCCCAGCGAGAAAGTTTCTGTCTATTCCATATTTATCAATAAGTGCATCTATTAATTCTTGAGAAATACAATCATCTTCATGTAAGGCACTCACTTCTGTTTTGCAAAACTCTTTATAGTCTAAATTATCTATAATGTAATCGTTGCGATTAATTTCTATTGAAAAAGAAGATTGCAAATATTTTTCAAACGCAGTCATTTTCTGCTCTAAACTATTCCGATAACTTCTAAATTCAAAGATACTATCAGTACGCTCTTTATCAGCAATAGAATACGGTTTAAAGAAAGGGTATTTTTCTTTTATCTTTAAAAATCGCTGATGGAATAACTCATGTTCTTTTCTTGATTGTGTTGAAAGAGGATCGTCTCCAAATCCGCATACAGGGCATATCGAAAAAATAGTATTTCCCAACAAATAGTCTGTTGTCACATTTAGAAACTCTGCAATTTTTACTAGTCTATCTGACGGAAATTTTCCCTCTTTTAATTTTCTTATATATCCATTCCCGAACCCACATGAGGTTTCCAATTTCGAGATAGGTATTTTCTTTTCTTTGCACAATTTCTTTACCAACTCAACGCTATCCATAATTACCTCCAAAAATAAATTTAGAAAAAGGTCTAAAAAATGCTTGACAAATTAGAGATAACTCAATATACTTTATTTAGACTTAATTCTAAATAAAAAAGAGATACCTCTAAATATTAACTCTGGACAAGTATATTTTAGAGTATTCTCTAAATATTGTCAAGGAGAAAAGTCTAAATTTAGAGAAATGGAGGTCTAAAAGTGCTAGAAAAAGTAAAAAAAATAGCAAAAGAAAAAGGTTTAAGTATAGCTGCGTTGGAAAACAAAGCTGAAATTGGAAACGGCACAATTAGTCGCTGGGACAAAAGTAAGCCGAATCTTAAATCTTTAGAAAAGATTGCGACGGTACTGGGTGTCCCGATTGCAGAATTGTTGGACAATGATGAACAAATGGAGGATGAATGAATTGGAAACAGGCAAAATGCAGACGCCAATCGAAATTGTACTTGGTGTTGACGAAAATGGAATGACTACGGCAAGAGCCTTGTATGATTTTTTAGAACTTGCACAAGGGCAGTTTTCAAGATGGGCGAAAACTAATATTGAATCCAATGAGTTTTATGAGGAAAGCAAGGACTGGTGGGGGTTCGACATTGTGTCGAACGGTAATAATTGCAAGGATTATCGCCTTACAACGGACTTCGCAAAACACTTGTCTATGGAATCCCATTCTTCAAAAGGAAAGGTTGCCAGACAGTATTTCATTACAGTAGAGGACAAGGCCAAGGAAATGGCAATCAACCGTTCACAGCTTTCGCCGCAGATGCAAATGTTTTACGCCATCGCTGATGGACAGGCGAAAATGGAACTGGAACAGAAACGACAGGCAGAGCAGTTGGACCGTGTAGAGCGGAAGCAGAATGCCATCGTGGACACATTTCAGAAAACTGATGATGCAGAAGATTTTCAGAGATGGGCGAATGACCGTATTGCACAGATTGCAGAAAGCCCGAAGTTTGATAAGGGATATGGCAGGAGCAAGAATTATTCTCTTGCACGAACTGAAAGCTATGAAAGGCTAAAACAGAAAAGAAACTGTCGTCTTGATGATCGGGTTCAAAAAGCAAAGGGTAGAGCATTGGAAGAAAGACCGGATATTAAGAAGTCTGAACTGGATAAGATTAATAAAATTTATATAATTGCCAATGACAAAGATCTAAGACCAGCTTATGAACTAGTAATCAAGGAAATGACAATGTATTACTGTGTATCGTGAAAAAAGTAGATTAAAAATGAATCTGTCAAAGCTAAAAGGAATTATTCGAGAATGTGAGAAGAATTATATTCAGTGTGCAAATTCAATAGGGAAAAGTGTGACATCGTTCAATTCTAAAATAAATGGCAAAACATCTTTTTCTATTGAAGAGCTCGAAGATTTGGGAAACTTTCTTAATATGACAGATACCGAAAAGGTTGACACTTTTTTAAGATAGGTTTCGCTTTACGAAATGGCTACGAGAAGTCAGCCGGAAAAAAATTAAAAATGATAGTTGTGAAAATGCCATATTTTGTTATCGACGAAATTTGCAGGAATCAAATTTTGCCAGTTGATACAATAAAGCGAAATAGAGACAACCCATATTTTCCAACTATCGAAGTGGTAGTTGGATTTTTTTATTGCAAAAAATCCGGAAAGGAGAAGAATGAACAAACTTGTAAAAGTGAATTTTGAAACACAAACAGTGTCAGCAAGAGATTTGTATGATTTGCTGTCACAGGACGGTGGAGTAAAGGGAACAGAAAGATTTAGTAAATGGTTTGAAAGATATTGCATGTATGGATTTGTTCAAGGAGAAGATTATTCAACCCCGAACAAAAAAGTACGGGTTCAAACCGAAGGTACAAGAGAAGTGCAAAGGGAAGTGGAAGATTTTGATTTATCCATTGATATGGCAAAACAGATTTGCATGCTCCAGAGAACCGAAAAGGGAAAACAGTTACGTCAATATCTCATTGACCTTGAAAAGGCATGGAACACACCGGAACAAGTTATGGCGAGAGCACTTAAGCTTGCAGATAAGACGATTGACAGCCTTAAGACACAGGTAATCGAGATGAAACCAAAAGCTGATTATTTTGACACGCTGGTAGACAAGAAATTAAATACTAATATTCGAGATACCGCTAAAGAGTTGGGAATTGGAGAAAGGGCATTTGTTAGTTTCCTTATTTCTAATGGATATGTGTTTCGGCAGGGAAAGAATCGGGAATTAAGACCATATGCTCAATATGCAGAAAGTGGCAATGGTTTGTTCGTATTAAAGGACAAACACAATGAAAATAACGGATGGGCAGGACAGCAAATGTTTGTTACTCCAAAAGGAAAGGAAACATTCCGCTTGCTTATGGGAAAGGAAAACGAAAATGAGTGAATTTAATTACGAAAAAATCAATTCAAGGGTAATTCGTGGCGAAAGTGTGTATTTGGCAAAAGTCGATTCAGCAGAAACGCTTAGAAATATCTTTACAAATGAAGAAATGAGATATGAGGTTTCGGTAAGTGATGTAAAAATACAGACGGCGACTGGAACTTATACACCAGCTATGCTCTTTACATATTGCATGGAAGATGCAGATGGCGGAATGCATTTCGTAGATATTGTAATAAGCGAATTGCTCGGTACTTTTGTCTCGGATTGGTATTAAGCCTATAAAAAACGAAGGTTATACGGCTATTGTGAAAGAAATGGCAATTAAATATGGAGGAGGAAAGGATGAACGAACGCCATGGGATATGGAATTGCAGTAAACGAGAAACATTTTACTGGAAAAAAAGAAAAAAGGTGAATTATATGAAAATTAAAAAAATTTCATTTGTTGTGGAAGCCGTCGGAATGGCAATTCTTTTCACAAGCATGAGTTGCGATATTACCGAAAATCCGATAGTAGCCATTCCATTTATTTTTGGATTATTAATTTTAGCATTAGGTGCAGTGCTGGAAAGGAGTTTTAAAGATGCAGAGAAAATCATTGAGAAAGATAGTCGCACTTATCGTTGCAGTAGTGACAATGACATTGTCTGGCTCGACTTTGAAGATAGAAGCGGAACCGGCAGACACATGGATATGTAATGAGTTTCTTCCTTATATTAATACAATTTCAAATCAGTATCATCTTTGCCCGGAAATGGTAATGGCAATCATTGAACACGAAAGTAGTGGACAGGCTAATGCATCAAACGGTAATTGCAAAGGTTTGATGCAGATTTATGAGAAGTATCACATGGACCGTATGAAGAAACTTGGTGTGACAGATTTATATGATCCATACAGCAATATACTTGTGGGGTGTGATTATCTGGCAGAGCTATTTAGTGAATATGAGGACATGGGAACGGTTCTTATGGTATACAATGGCACCAAAAATGCGGTAAGCCGTGGAGATGCTGCAGATTATACAACATATGCATTGGGGATAATGGAAAGGACGTATGAACTTGAAGAAATACATGGGAAACACCAAATCAGTCAAACGTCAGTTGGCTAATGAATATATCAAAGAAATATACAAAAAGAGAAAAGGAATCCCACAACCGACCAAAGCAGAGGATTCCCAATCAAAGCAATAGCATAAGCTATTTGCGCCTATTTTAACATACTTAAAGGAGAATTTCAAACATGGACAAACTTTTAGAGAATAATAATGTAGAACTTGTAGGCGAAATTGTGTCTGATTTCAGATTTAGCCATGAGGTATATGGCGAAAGTTTTTATTTTGTTGATTTAGCTGTAAAACGAATGAGCGAAACAATTGATTACTTACCACTTTTGATTTCGGAATATTTGATTGATGTAAATACAAATCATATTGGTGAAATCATTCATGTAACCGGACAGTTCCGTTCTTATAACAGACATGAGGAACTTAAGAACCGGCTGGTTCTCTCCGTATTCGTCCGGGAGATTGAGTTTATTGAAGAAGAGACAGAGGAGATGAAGAGCAATCAGATTATTCTGGATGGCTACATCTGTAAGGACCCGATTTATCGTAAGACTCCACTTGGAAGAGAAATTACAGACTTGTTGGTGGCAGTAAACCGTTCCTATAGCAAATCTGATTACATTCCTTGTATCTGCTGGAGTAGAAATGCACGTCATGCATCTGGACTTCCGCTTGGAACACATTTAAAAATTACTGGACGCATCCAGAGTCGGGATTATATCAAGCATCATTCGAATGGTGAGGAAGAAGAAAGAAGAGCATATGAGATTTCAGCATCAAGAATTGAGGTGATTTCTGATGAGAAATAGAGCAATTAATGCATTGATTGAGATGGGAATGTCGGCTAGCTTGAAAGGATTTTATTATATTGCAGACGCCATGGAATTATATCATGAAAGAAAAAACGATTATATGAATATGACCGCAACATACAATCAGATAGCCGAAAAATATGGCATTACATGGCGTTGTGTTGAACATTCAATTCGCAATGCTTTTAACACATTAATGAAAAAAGGAAATAGAACGGCAATAGAAAAGTATTTATCATATGACAACACCACAAACAAAAATTTATTACGCTTATTTCATTTAAGACTGGAACAGGAATTGGAGGAATAAAATTATGCGAATTATTTTAAAATCATTACACATTGAGAATTTTAAAGGAATTAAAAGTCTTGAAGTGAATTTCTCAAATAAAACAAGTATTAAGGGGCAGAATGCAGCCGGAAAAACAACTATCTTTGATGCTTTTACCTGGTTGCTTTTTAACAAGAATAGTGCAGGAGAGGAAAAGTTTAATGTTAGGCCTTTGGACAAGGACGGTAAGAAAATTGATAACGTAGAAATCAAGGTTGTAGGTGTATTGGACGTGGAAGGCAAGGAAGTAATGCTTTCTAAGGTGCAGAAGCAGAACTGGGTTAAGAAGCGTGGAACCGACACCGTGACTTTGCAGGGGAACCCAAATTCATATGAGATTGATGGTTATCCGAAAAGTGAAGCTGATTTCAAGGCATATGTTTCCGAGCTGTCGCAGAGTGAAGATATGTTCAAGTTACTGACCAATCCACAGTATTTTTCTTCTCTGAAATGGAAAGAGCAGAGAGATATTTTAATAAAACTTATAGCAGAGGTTTCAGATATGGAACTTGCACAGACAGATTCACAGTATGCTCCATTGCTTAGTGAATTGGAAAAAGCACCATCCACAGACGATATTCGTGCTAAGTTTTCCAAAGCACTTACAGAATGGAAGAAAAAACAGGCTGAAATTCCGGTCCGTATTGATGAAGCCGAGAAATCCAAGGTTGATGTGGATACTGCAGAGCAGGAGTTATTAAAGACTGATTTGGAACGGCAGATTAAAGAAATTGAGTTGCAGATGAAATCTTCATCCAAGGTGATTGATGATTTAGAGCAGCAGAAATTCGAATTACAGTTTGAAATTAATGATTGCAAGCGCAAGGCAAATGAATCACTTATTAAAGAGCGGCGGTCGTTGGATGACAGAAAGGATGAAGCAACAATAAAATTCAATGATTTACATAAACAGATTACAAAACTGGAAAGTGAAATTGTTGAAAAGAAAAAGAGAATTCCTACATTGGAAAGCGAAAAAGCAGAACTTGGAAAGCAGTATATGAGTGAAAAGGAAAAGACTTTTGATGAATCATCGTACCTGTTTGATGAATCTAAGTGGAAATTTGATGAATCAACTACAGTCTGTTCATTATGTGGACAGCGGTTGCCAGAAGATAAAATTGAGCAGTTGAAGACTGATTTTGAAGAGAAAAAAGCAAAAGCAAAAGAAGATGCTGCAGAACGCTTAAAAACAATAAGAGAATCATTTAACAATCAAAAGGTTGCAGAATTGAACCGGATTGCTTCTCTTGGTACTGATAAGAAATCAGAAATTGAAATAATGAAATCTGATATTGAAGATGCAGAAAAGAAACTTCCAGAACTTCGTGAGCAGGAAACAGAACAGATGAAAATTAAAAATGAATGTATAAAAAAACTATCAGAGTTGCCGGAAGAAGCTGATTTGAGCACCAATGAGGACTACAAAGCATTGATGAAGAAAAATACTGATTTGCAGTCACAGATTGATTCTGCGAGAGCAAACAGCATTGATACATCGGAATTAGAATCGAAAAAATTAGAATTGGAAGCTGCATTAGAAGATGCAAAAACAATCATTGCACAGGCTGCTAAGAATGTTGAAATTGATGAGCGCATTGCACAGCTGCAGGCAGAGCAGAAAGAAATCGGACAGAAAGTTGCAGACCAGGAACAGATGCTTTACCTCTTGGAAGAGTTCATTCGTTTCAAACTGGATAAGGTTTCAAATTCCATCAACGGTCATTTCAATACCGTAAACTTCAAACTCTTTGAAATGCAGATAAATGGCGGTATGAAAGATTGCTGTGAGTGTACCGTGAATGGCGTACCTTATTCAACTTTGAACAGTGGTCACAGAATCGTAGCCGGACTTGATATTATCCGTTCGCTTAGCGAGTTATACGGTGTGAGCGTGCCGATTTTCGTTGATAATGCGGAATCGCTGAATGAGTTCAATGTGCCGGATATGGACGCACAGTTAATTCTTTTGAGTGTTTCAGAGGACATGCAGTTGAAAGTGGAGGACGTGTAGGATGAAAGAAGAATTATTGAAAATAGCATCGGAAAGCTTATCTTCGGATGAAGTGGGGGAAATTGTCAAAGAAAAATTTATGAATGCATTAGAAAATGCAATCGAAAATGCTTTTCACTGGGGAGATGCAAAGAATGCTATTGAGAACAAGGTAAAAGAAGTCATGGTTCCATATATTGAGAGTTATGATTTTTCAGAATATCTTCCTAAACTGGATTCTGTTTTAACAGAGATTGTTAATTCGGATTTTTGCATTGGCAATAAAAAGGTTTTGGAGAATTTTAAAAACCTTATGATTAAGCCGGAGCAGAAAGAAACCAAACTCACAGATTTGTTCAATGCGTGGATTAAGCAATGCGAAAGGGATATCGACACAGACGGCTTAGATATTGATTATGATGATGTCGTTTCTTATCAATCCGTGGAATGTGAAATGCGGTTTGAGTTGGAAGATAAGCCGTCATGGAGTAGCATACAGAGAGCAGTTATCACATTTGAAAATGAGCATGACGAAAAGTTGAATGTAGAAATTCCTGTGTCAAAATGGATATGGGATAGCGGCAAAGAAGAACCATATACACTTTCTGCCTATAAGGATTTGACGATTTCGTCACTTAGAAATTTGAGTGAATTTGAGGTGTTACTCTTGAGATTATCCAGAGCCGGAACGGCTATCGTTATTGATAAGGAATATGATAATAGTTATATTCAGCCGGAAAAAGAGCCGGAAGCAGAGTTTCACTAAGAAAGTGAGGAAGCCGAATGTCAAGAGTAGGAATCGGAAACAACATTACACAGCCGGATGCCCGGTGTATGTCATGCAAGCGTTGGAAGAGCGCAAGTAAGAGAGGATTCATGGGTCTTGCGGAATCCGGACATTGTTCTCTTCCGTACTGCGAGAAAGACGTGAGAAATAAAGGAAAGAGAGGTTACAGATAAATGCAGTATATCAAAGCGAAATTTCCCAACAGCACCAGAAGCTATACGTACCGCACCGAGGATTCCGTAAAAGCCGGAGACACGGTTGTAAATGCCAAAGGTGGAAAGCTGACGGTCACGGATGAATCGGTGGATATGAAGTGGGTGGAAACCTACGGCGCTGATAAGGTGGCAGTTGTGAAGAAGTACGAAGAGCCGGAAGAAACATTTGATCCGGTCAAGGCGTGTGAAGCACAGGCTAAATATTGTAGTGAAAAAGGATATCCGCACTTTGCGCCTAGAAATGGTGTGTGTTGGAAATGCAATAGACAGATATATCAGCCGGCAAAAATGAAGTCTTTCAGTGGTGTCGAAATTGAAAAACCAGGTATTTCAGTTGAGAGAGCATCAAGAGAACTGATAACAGGGTGTCCGCATTGTAATTGGTCATATTGCGAATAGAAAGAGAGGTTAATGGATTATGGCAGAAGCAAAGAAACAGGAAGTAGCAACACAGGGGAAGCAGGCAGGACTTGTCGAGTATGAAGCAAATGGAGAGCTTGTAAAACTTTCCCCTACAACAGTCAAAAAATATCTTGTTAGTGGTGGTGGAAACGTTTCTGATCAGGAAGTAATGATGTTTGTATCGCTTTGTCGTTATCAGCATTTAAACCCGTTTTTGAAAGAAGCCTATCTCATCAAGTATGGCAGTAACGACCCTGCAACTATTGTTGTCGGAAAGGATGTTTTCACGAAAAGAGCGGATGCAACACCTACATACGGCGGCAAGCAGGCTGGAGTTATTATCCTTGATAAAAATGGAGAAGTAAAGGAACGTGAGGGCGCGCTTGTTCTTCCGGGAGAGACTCTTGTTGGTGGTTGGGCAAAGGTATTTATTAAAGGGCATGACATGCCAGAGTATGCAAGTGTTTCATTTGAGGAATATGTAGGAAGAAAAAAGAGTGGAGAAATCAACGGTCAGTGGTCAAAGAAACCGGCAACAATGATTCGTAAAGTCGCAGTTGTGCAGGCTCTTAGAGAAGCATTCCCTGATAGATTTCAGGGTATGTATGCGCAGGAAGAGTTCCCGGAAGTGTCCGGAGCAAAACTTGATACAGAAGAAGTTGTTGCTCGTGATATCGAAGAGAATGCCAATTCAGAGCCTTTTGTCGTGGCGGAATCCGAAGCAACCGAGCCAGAGCCAGAAAAAGTAGCCGGAGAAGTCGTTGATAATGACGAGAATGTGCCGGACTTTATGAAAGATTAGGAGGATATGGAACATGATTTTTGTAAAATTAGCAGTTCTGTTATGGGTAGCATTTTTGATTATAAGATTCTTTGTGAGTGCAAATGTCACGTTAGGGGAAAAGCTTGCGGCTGCTGTTGGAGGAAAAGTTAAAATGACGTTTGGCAGATGGGTGCTTGTCATTGTATTTTTACTTGCTCTTGTTGATTCATTCGCAGCGTTGGTATGGGCTTTGTTTTTCAGATAAAAGAGACGTTTTCAAGCGAAAGTGAGGTGGTTTAAATGCTTATGCGATGTTGCGGTTCATCATCAGCAGGCAACAGTTACGCTTTAATTAGCAGCAGTGGCGAGGTTCTTGCCATTGAAGCAGGTGTGAAGTTTATGGACTTCAAGAAAATGATTGATTGGCGTATTTCTGATGTTGCTGGATGTATCGTTTCACATGAGCATGGTTAGGAGACCATGCGCGATACATAAAAGATTTCATGCAATCCGGCATTCCAGTTTACACAGCGTTTGAAACGCAGACTGCACTCGAAGTCATTACCGGAGAGCGTACAATAGCTCTCTCGCCTAACAAATCATGCCAAATCGGCAGTTTTACAGTGGTACCGTTCAATGTGCCGCATGACACAGAAATTGAGTGTTATGGCTATTTAATCAAGCATGAGGAAATGGGAAAATTACTATTTCTTACAGACTTGGAATATTGCAAATACGATTTTTCAAACCAGATGGTTAATCACATTCTTTGTGAAGCCAACTATGATATGCAATTTGTCAATCGTGACGAGCCGAACTACGAACACCGCCTACGAGGTCATATGAGCCTTGATACGGCACTTAAATTTATTTCTACTAACGATAACCCTGCATTGAGAAATGTCGTTCTAATTCACTTATCAGATAAAAGCGGAAATCCCGCATTATTCAAACAAAAGACAGAAGAAGCAGTTAAATATGGAGCAAGTGTTTATATTGCAGAAAAAGGATTAGAGGTTGATATGAACCTTTGTCCATTCTGAAAGGAGAATCATGGAAAAATTCTATATAGTGTCCAATGAACAGTTTCTGAAAGAAATTAGTGATTTCAGAATCCATTCAGAGGAAAGACGAAAATTAGCAAAAGAGTTCTTTGAGAGAAAGAAAATTTTAGGTCAATCCTATGATATTTGTGGTGATGGTTCAGTTAATAAACCTTTCCATGAATCTGAAAAGAGCCATATCCGCTTATATATTGAGGATTGCAAGGAAAACAATGAAAAATTCGGTAATGAATTATTAAAGCCGAAAAAGAGGTTTTGTGATTCGGACATAAAAATGCGAAGTTTCAGAGCCAATAGCAAGACATTAAAAGAGTTTCAGAACTTATGTATTGAGAAAAGCATTGTAATCAATAATCATCCGATTTGTGAGGGTGATTATTTTAAAGAATTACACTTGGGTGGCTATGATGTTTCGAGATTCGAATATGACGGCAAGATGTATCTGAGAATTAATACGTCAAGAAGTAGTATTACACCTGAATATGATGGATTTGAAGAGATTAAGGGTAGTGAGTTTTTTAAAGCACTTGAAGACCTTGAGAAAGGAAAAGAAGCAAATGAATAAAGTGATTTTAATGGGAAGATTAACCAGGGACCCGGATGTTAGATATTCGCAGGGAGAAAGAACAACGGCAGTTGCGAGATTTTCTCTTGCTGTAGACCGGAAATTCAAACAGGACGGACAACCCAGTGCGGATTTTATCAACTGTTTGGCATTAGGAAGAAATGGAGAATTTGCGGAGAAATATCTGCGCAAGGGAACAAAAGTTGCTGTTATTGGCAGCTGGCAGACCGGCAGCTATACAAACAAGGACGGAAATAAGGTGTATACCAACGATTGCCTTGTTGAAAGCTGTGAATTTGCAGAGAGCAAAGCGGCTTCAAATAATAATCAGTCTGGTGGAAGACCGGAACCGGTACAGAATAATGATGAATTTATGGATATTCCAGATGAAATTGATGAGGAATTCCCTTTCAATTAAATATGATTTGGCGGTTGCTTTGTGTGACCGCCTATCAATGAAAACTATATGGTTGGTAAAAGTTATCTGTCAAAATAATAAAAGCCAAAATTAAGGCATTCTGTAATGCCAGAATGGTATTTGAAAGGAAGTGAATGTAACAATGATGTTGATTGAGGACAAAGGGCAGAAAGAGGGACAGCACATTCTTAAGAATAGATACTTTGACTGTCACGATATAGAAGTCTTGCGTGCACCGTTGCCAGTTGGTGACTATGTGATTGCTACAGATAAGGTGTTGGATGTAATTAAGCGCAAAACGATGCGAAAGATGGAACTTAAGAAGATGGATTTCCTTGGAAGTTATGATGTGTCCGTGGATACAAAAAAGGATATGCAGGAGATTGTCGGAAATATATGTGGAAAAGCGCATCCAAGATTCCGTGACGAGTGTATTTTGGCGCAGAACAACGGCATTAAACTGTATGTGCTTGTGGAGAACACAGACGGCGTAAAGACTATTGATGACGTGTTTAAGTGGCAGAATCCAAGATTACATAGATACAATCGTATTGCTTATATGCATAGAGAGGGAAAATGGCTTAATACCCCTTTGCCAAAGGCAGAACCGACTTCCGGTAAAACATTAGCAAAGGCTATGCTTACAATGCAACTTAAGTATGGTGTGGAATTTGTATTTTGCCGACCAGAGAAAGCCGGAGAAAAGGTTATTGAATTGCTCGGAGGTAGTGAGAATGGCTGAAAATAAGCGGTATTTCTGGCTTAAGCTAATGGATGATTTCTTTGATAGTAAACGAATCAAGAAACTCCGGAAGATGGCCGGTGGAGATACTTACACGATTATTTACCTTAAGATGCAGCTTCTGTCTCTAAAAAAAGGTGGCTACCTTGAATATTCCGGCTTGGAAGATGAATTTTACAAGGAGATTGCCCTTGATATTGATGAGGATGAAATCAACGTACAAGTAACGATTCAGTATCTTTTATCATGTGGGTTACTGGAAACATCTGATTCTATTGAGTACAAGTTGCCTTTTGTGCAGGATAACCTAGGAAGTGAGACCGCAAGCACTCGTAGAAGTCGGAAATCTAGGGAAAATGCACAAAAAATGTTGCAATGCAACAGTGTAGCAACGGAGTGCAACAAACTGCAACAAAATTGCAATGTAGAGATAGATATAGATACAGATATAGATATAGAGAAAGAAAATATAAAAGAAAGCACATTTTCCTTTGATGGTGAAAAGGCTTGGAATGACACTTTCGATTTGTACCCCAAAAAAAGTTGTGCAGTGTTGGCCAGACAGTATTGGCTTAGAAAATTAAGCAACGTGCTTGAAGAAAATCAGAAAGAAGTAGCGGAACTGATATATAAAGCTACTAAATTATATCTGGAAGATTACACGGAGCGGAATCCGGAAGATACTCGATTCAGATTCCTTCCAAAGTATAATGATTGGTTGATAAATGAATGTGACTATTGGGTTTCTATAGTGGAGAAAAGGCAGCGAGGTGATGATAGTTGACCGAAGCAGAAATGGGGGTGATTGGAAGCATACTGATTGATAACGATTCACTTTCGCAGATTTATTCAAATTTAAGACCAGATATGTTTGGATCTGAATTTTGTCAGGATGCATATAAACAGATACTTGCACTTTATGACCAGGGCGAAAATATAAATCTTATGTCACTGTCGCAGGCAATGGAAAATCACAAGTGGTCTTCGGAGCAGGTGTCAGCAGAATTAAAGGAATGTGTGTTATTAACACCAACATCAGTATCAATTAGAAGTTATGCGATAACCATTTCAAAGGATTATAAGGCTAGAACGGCAAAAGAGTTGTTTCAGAGAGTGAGCCTTATGCCCTGTGATATAGAAAATACAATTGCGGAAGTTTTAATAACACTTGAAAAGCTACAGGAGAATGAAACTCTGAAAGCCAAATCATTAAAGCGGATTGTCCATGAATGCAAAGAGAATTATTTCAATGAACATGTAGGCGAGAAACTGCTAAAAACCGGATTTTATAAATTAGATGATTGCCTTGGTGGTCTTGAGGGTGGAGATGTAACTGTAATTGGTGCGAGACCTAGTGTTGGAAAATCTGCTTTTGTAACACAAGTGATTGGACAGATGGCAAAAAAAGGTTATAAAATTGGTTATTTCAACCTTGAAATGAATGAAAGCCAGGTATACGAGCGTTTTGTTTCAAGGCTGTCCGAAATAAGTTTGACGCGTGTTCGAAGGGCAAAATCCTTTCTTGGTGGTGAAAAGGAATCTTTTGATAAAGCCAATGAAGAAATGTCAGATTACAATGTGATAATTTCAACCGGTTCCAAAACCGTGGGAGAAATTAGAGCAGAAAGTCGGCATCAACAATTCGAGGTAATTATTATTGACTATTTGCAGTTAATTAAAGCAGACAGGAAATTTGCTAATAGAGCATCAGAGGTTGGAGATATTTCTAAGGCAGTTAAAGCTTTGGCAATGGAATTGCACGTACCAATCATTTTATTGTCACAGCTCAATCGAGTATCGGAACTAAGGGAAACGAAAGAACCGACAATGGCAGAATTGAGAGAATCCGGAGATATTGAGCAGGACGCATCAAATATTATTCTTTTGTGGAACGTATCGGAAGATAAGAAATATAAAGGCTTGAAAGTGGAGAAGCAGCGGCAAGGTGAAAACATGAAAGAGGGACTTAAATTCGATGGTGAGCATATGAGATTCGAAGAACGCATGGAAGATTTCGATAAATTTCTGCTACATGTAAAGAATTCTGAACGAAATAAGCAGGAATTCATGGACGCAGCGGATACTCCATTTGATAGTTGGGGCGGTTGATTATGGCAAGTAAAAAGTTTGAAAAAGGTTCTGAGGAATGGCAATTTTTTAATGACTATTATAAATTCCGACAGCAGTTTTATAAAGCTGATAACGAAGATGCTTTCTTTGAAGAACTTACAAAACAGGCAAATAAACTTTATGAGAAATACAAAAAGACTGAAATTGCAGAATATACTAAAAGGCTGATAATGGCACATTTAGATGACGTAGACAGAAGATGCAGAAAGGGACGCTGATAGAATGGCAAAATATTATTACAACGTATTCAAAGATGGCGAGCTGGTCATGGAGAAAGTCTCTAGTAAGGAAATCTGTAATCAGCTTGGATTCAGAAAGCAAAATTTAACAGAATACATTCGCCGGCAACTGAAATATAAAGGCATTTATACATTCCAGAGATACAGTGCAGAAGAACCGGAACAAAGTTATTATGACCGGTCGTTATCAAGATTCACACCTCAGATGCTTCGGGAATGGCGGACAATGAATGCCCGGTATGGAAAGAAGGTAAGCAATGTGATAGAGGATGCAGGTACTGGAATACCTGTGCAGGAAGGAGAGTGAACGATGGGAAGACTGATTGATACGGATGTATTTAAAGCACAAATTGCTGGAATGACTATTGTTAATAACTATCCTACAAGTAAGGCGAATGCGATTTGTAAGATGATTGACGCACAGCCGACAGCCTATGATCCGGACAAGGTTGTGGAGCAGTTAGAAAAGCTGAAAAGCCTTGTCCCAGTAAATAGGGTCCTTGATGACATTGTAAATGATAAACCAAAGGAATTAGGAATGCTTATAGCCTATGAAAAGGCTATCGAGATTGTAAAGGCAGGTGGGGGAGATGCGTAAGCAAATTCCAAAGTCGGTCAGAAAATTGGTGTACCAGAAATACAATGGTCACTGTGCCTACTGTGGCTGTGAAATACCAGAAAAAGGCTTTAATGTAGACCATTTACATTGTCTTAAACATTATGAATATACCGAAGAATTTACCGGAATAGATGTGCATGATATTAAGAACCTCATGCCGTCCTGTGGTTCGTGTAATCGGTATAAGTCAACGATGGATTTGGAGGACTTTAGAAAGCAGTTACAGAAAATACCGGACAGACTGAAAAGGGATGTGTGTACATACAATATTGCTCTGCGGTATGGCATGGTGAAGGAAAATAGGGAGCCGATTAAGTTTTACTTTGAGAAAGTAGGTGGAGTAGATGGCAATTAAACCAATTTTAGTTGGTGATACCGAAATGGTTCGGGCAATTCTGGAAAGAAGAAAGAGCTGCATCCGTCGGATAGTTAAAGGAAAAATTCTCTGGGGCGATACAGTTGGATATACAGGATTTATACCAGCGGAAACAATATCTGGGTTTTATATGTTACCGTATCAGGTAGGAGATATCCTTTATGTTAGGGAAACATGACATAAATATACTAAGCGGATAGGCAAGGGTGAAGAGTGCCACTTAGCAGAATTTTATGGCTATAAAGCAAGTGTAGCAAATTATGAAGATGCACATGAAGCGTGGAAATCACCGGCATCCATGCCAAAAGAAGCAGCAAGAATCTTTTTAAAAGTTACGGATGTACGACTAGGACAATTGCAGGAGATTACCATTGACGATATTCGAAATGAAGGGCTTTCTTCTATGTCAGTTCATGCTGGAGATATAGAGATTGCACTGAAAGAATGGAAAATACTATGGAACAGTACCATCAAGAAGCCAGACCTCAAACGGTATGGGTGGGATGCGAATCCGGGGGTATGGGTTATCGAGTTTGAGCGGTGTGAAAAACCGGAAGGAGTGTGATGGTATGAATAACAATTCCATAAAAGAACTTTTGAAAGAGGAAGCTGAGAGAAAGAGAATACAGCAGGAAGAAAAAGAACTTGGAGAAAACCCCTTATTGCAACAGCTAAAAGCAGAATTGCGGAGAAGAAAGAAGGTGCAATAGGTATGGCTAAAGCAGTATTGGTTATGGATATGCCGGAATCATGCGATATGTGCGATTTTGTAGACGATATGCAACCGCCAAGATATGGAGAAAGAACATTGTATTGCACCGCACCTGGCATGGGAGAAGACGTGACAGATTATGTTGCATGCAGACCGGACTTCTGCCCGCTCCGGGAACTGCCGGAGAAAGCAAATCATCCTGATTATTGTGATAATGGAAGATTTGATAAAGGCTGGAATGCCTGTTTAGATGAAATTTTAAAAACAGATGGATTGAGAAAGGAGTAATGACAGAAGCCTTGGTAGACCAAGGTTGACCGCCTAAAGGTGAAGAAAGGCGAGAACAAAAGGAATTTAATTTGCAGTGCAGCAGGCACTATGGGAAGCCGTAATTCCTTATCCACGGACACAGGATTATTTCTGTTAAGTGGTTGTCATGAAAAAATTAAAAGTATGTTGGGTAAGTGCAGGTATCAGTAGTTTTATGGCTGGATATTTAGCTGGTGATGTAGACGAATGGATTTACATAGATATAGCTGACCAACATCCAGATAGTATCAGATTCATTAAGGATTGCGAGAATGCAATCGGTAAAGAAATACAGATATTGAAATCGAAAGAATATCGGTGCGTGGAAGATTGTGTGAGAGCCTTTGGTGGATTCAGAAATCCGGCGAATGGATTTGCACCTTGTACGAACTGGTTGAAAAAGAGGGTGAGAAAAGAGTGGGAAGAACAGCATAAGGACTGTGAGTTGACTTATGTTTGGGGCTTCGACCTTAAGGAAAAGGAACGTGCAGAACGGACAGTAGAAGCCAATCCGCAGGCTGCACATGAATTTCCAGTGATAGAAAAGAATTTATCAAAAGAAGAAGTGCATGGACTGTTTGAACGGACTTTTGCATTTGCCCGACCTTTGATGTATGACCTTGGTTATCCGAACAATAACTGTATCGGATGCGTTAAAGGTGGTATGGGTTACTGGAATAGAATCAGAAAAGATTTCCCAGAAGTATTCGAAAGTCGGGCGAAGTTGGAAAGAGAAGTAGGACATTCTATGTTGAAGGACAAAAACGGTCCGGTATATCTGGATGAATTAGAACCGGATAGAGGAGATATGAATACAGAGATTATGCCGGATTGCGGGATTATGTGTTACTTAAGTATAAAATAAAAGTCTTTAGGATAGGTAGAAGGGCGGTCGGCAGTTGTGCTGACCAAAGTGTTACTTGTTTGTGTGGTTGGAATTTGTTTTGCCATAGCATTCTCCATTTCCGTACTAAAAGTACAAAGGGCAATTATTAAAGTTGCAATGAATTTTATGACTGCCAACCGAATTCCCTTCCCCCAAACGGCTCTACCCGCCTGCCTATCATAGAGACAATATAATAATAAATCAAAGTAAGTAAAAATTCAAGAAAGGAGCCGAACCTCCGGCCGGGGTAACGATATATCGGGTTCCTTTTGAAAATGACATACAAAGAATTTTTAGAATCGAAGATAGAGCTTGCAACAGACAGTGGATTTGTTATAGAGCCAGAAAAAGTAAATAAAATATTAAAGCCACATCAGAGAGATGCTGTTATATGGGCATTAAAGGGTGGCAGACGAGCATTGTTTGAATCTTTCGGATTAGGAAAAACAGTGCAGGAAATTGAATTTTGCCATTTGGCGGCAGAGCAGAATGGTGGACGAGCATTGATTGTACTTCCACTTGGAGTAAAGCAGGAGTTTACCAGAGATGCTGTAGACGTGCTTGGATATGAAAAGCCGGAATACTGCCGGACAATGGAAGAAGTGGAGCAGAGCACAAGCCAGATCGTATTGACAAATTATGAGCGTGTCCGGGATGGAGACATCCGGCCAGAATACTTTATAGCCACATCATTGGATGAAGCCAGTGTTTTAAGGAGTTTTGGCAGTAAGACATATCAGACATTTTTGGATAAATTCAAGAATGTACCGTATAAGCTGGTGGCAACAGCTACACCATCACCAAACAAGTATAAGGAATTGATACATTATGCCGGATATCTGGAAGTGATGGATACCGGACAGGCATTAACAAGATTTTTTCAGAGAGATAGCACAAAAGCAAATAATTTGAAATTATATCCGAATATGGAAGATGAGTTTTGGATGTGGGTTAGCAGTTGGGCACTTTTCATTACAAAACCTTCAGATTTAAATCCAGATTATTCCGATGAAGGATACGATTTACCGCCATTGGATGTAAGGTGGCATGAATTACCGGTTCATTATGGGGATACTGCTGACAGAGACGGACAGATGCAATTATTTCAGGAAGCAGCAGAGGGATTAAAGGAAGCTGCAGCAGTAAAAAGGGATAGCATAGATAAGAGAGTTGCAGAGATGGAGCGAATTGTAGAGGAATCTCCGGAAGAACATTTTCTTTTGTGGCATGATTTGGAAAATGAGCGTCACGCAATTAAAAAAGCACTTCCAGAAGTCGTAGATATTTATGGTTCTATGGATTATGACATGAGGGAAAAGAAGGTAATTGATTTTGCAAATGGAAAAACAAGGCTGTTTGCTACAAAAAAATCATTGTCCGGATCCGGATGCAACTTTCAGAGATATTGTCACCGGGAGATATTTCTTGGAATTGATTATGAATTTAATGATTTTATCCAGGCAGTTCATAGATGTTATCGTTTCCTACAGAAAGAGCCAGTAGTGATTGACATCATTTATATGGAGAATGAGAGACAGATTAAAGAAGCACTTTTGGAGAAGTGGAAAAACCATAATCATATGGTGGATAAAATGATAGAAATTGTGAAGAAATATGGATTAAATTCCGCAAATAAGGCGCAGCGGTTAGAAAGGAAGATGGGTGTGGAAGGCAGCAGAGAAGAAAGAACAGTAAGAGGAAACCATTATGAAGCAGTATATGGTGATTGTGTGGAAGAAACCAGGGCAATGGAAAGTAACAGCATTGATTTGATACATACCTCTATTCCATTCGGTAATCACTATGAATACAGTGCCAATTATAACGATTTTGGACACAATCAGAATACCGAACGTTTTTTTGAGCAGATGTGTTATCTGACACCAGAGCTACTTCGTGTTCTTAAGCCGGGAAGAGTGGCAGCAATCCATGTGAAAGACAGAGTTTTATTTGGAAATGCCACCGGTACCGGAATGCCGACTATAGAACCATTCCATGCACTTTGCATTGAGCATTATATGAAATATGGCTTCCAGTATTTTGGAATGATTACGGTAGTAACGGATGTGGTCCGGGAGAATAACCAGACATACCGCCTTGGATGGACAGAACAGTGCAAGGATGGTTCTAAGATGGGAGTTGGTTGCCCGGAATATATCCTGCTTTTCCGTAAGCTGCCTACTGACCGCTCAACTGCTTATGCGGATGTGCCAGTAAAGAAATCGAAAGAAGATTATACACGGGCACAGTGGCAGATAGATGCTCACGGATACTGGAGAAGTTCCGGTAATCGTTTAGTAAGCAAAGAAGAATTGAAAGAGTTTCCGGTAGAGAGTCTACAGCAGGTATACAGAGATTATAGCCGTGGTACTGTTTACAATTATGCAGAGCATGTGAAACTTGCCGAGGATTTGGATGAAAATGGAAAGTTACCGGCAACGTTCATGGTGGTAGCTCCAGGCTCTTGGAATCAATTGGAAGTATGGGACGATATTAACCGGATGCGGACACTCAACACTACACAGAGCAGGCGGAGGGCGCAGATGCACGTTTGCCCACTGCAGCTTGACATTGTGGAGCGTATTATCAACAGGTATAGTAACGAAGGTGATACGGTATATGACCCTTTTGGCGGTCTGATGACCGTACCTATGACAGCGGTTAAGATGCACCGGAACGGCAAGGGATGCGAATTGAATCCAGATTATTTCCGTGATGGCGTGGGATACCTGCAGGCGGCGGAAAATGAGGTGGATGAGCCGACATTGTTTGATTTTATGCCGGGGGTGATGCCATGATTAACGGAGAACTAATCGTAGACAACTTTGCAGGCGGTGGTGGTGCATCCACCGGAATTGAGTTGGCAACCGGCTACAGCGTGGATATAGCAATCAACCACGATCCGGAAGCAATACGGATGCATAAAGCAAACCATCCAAATACAAAGCACTATTGCGAGAATGTGTGGGCAGTAGACCCAGTAAGGGCTTGTGGTGGTCATCCCGTTGCACTTGCATGGTTTTCACCGGATTGTAAGCATTTTTCCAAAGCCAAGGGTGGTAAGCCTAAGGATAAAAATATCAGAGGTCTTGCATGGGTAGCTTGCCGGTGGGCAGGGCTTGTAAGACCGAGGGTGATCATGTTGGAGAACGTGGAAGAGTTCAAGACATGGGGACCGTTGAACCGGCGGCATCATCCAATCAAGAGTAAACAAAGAAAAACATTTGAAAAATTTGTACAGCAGCTTACTGATTTAGGTTATGAAGTGGAATTCCGGGAACTGGTGGCTGCTGATTATGGAGCACCAACCATGCGAAAGAGATTTTTCATGATTGCCCGGTGTGACGGCAAGCCAATTGTATGGCCGGAGCCGACACATGGACCGGCAGATAGTGAAGAAGTAAAAGCCGGATTATTAAAGCCTTATGTTGGGGCTTGGACACAGATTGATTTTAGTAAACCGTGTCCAAGTATCTTTGATACTTCAGAAGAGATTAAGGAAAAATATGGCATCCGGGCGGTGAGACCGCTTGCACCAAAGACAATGGAGAGGATTGCCAGAGGACTTAAGAAGTTTGTTATAGATAATGCAGAGCCGTTTGTAGTGCAAGTGAATCACAGCGGTGCAAAATATGATTATTGTAATAGCTTGAATAGACCGCTGGGGACGATTACCGGGAAGCATGGTTTTGGTATAGTGGAGCCTATACTTACACCAATTATTGATAAGGCATATGGTGGAAAATACCAAGGAAGTGGAAGTAATATAAATGAGCCTATAGATACAATTACCACTGTAGACCATAATCGGCTGATAGTTCCTACGCTGATCCAGTATCATTCCGAAACGGCGCAGGGAGAAGTACGTGGGCAGACCATAAAAGAGCCGGTCATGACCATAGATGGATCGAATCGGTACGGACTGGTTACCTCGTTTCTGAGCAAGTTTTATAAAACTGGTATAGGACAAGACATGCGGGAGCCATTGGGAACTGTAACAGCAAATGCAGGAGGCGGTCACTTTGGAGAGGTTAGAGCATTTCTGATTAAATACTATGGTGAGGGTACAGGACAAAATATAAAAGAACCGCTTGACACGATAACATCAAAAGATCGTTTCGGACTTGTGACAATCGAGGGTGTGGATTATCAGATCGTAGACATTGGACTGCGAATGTTAGAGCCTAAAGAGTTGTATGGGTGCCAGGGATTCCCAGATGATTACATAATCGATCATGACTATACCGGCAAAACATATCCGAGAAGCGAGCAGGTGAGAAGATGTGGTAATGCAGTTTGTCCACCAATACCAGCAGCACTGGTTAGGGCAAATCTGCCAGAGCTATGCGTGGCAGAACGTACACCAAACATGAAGATAGAAACAGAACAGACTGGACAGCTGAGATTTGCATAAATTTAATTATTTAGTGGAGGAAAAATGGAAATTATAAAAATTGAGCCAAAGACATATACATATAGATTGGTTCCCAATAAGGGGGATGAAGAATATACATCCTGCATGTGGGCTAGATTTATATTTGACTGTGATAACAGTAGGTTAAACATTAACAGCGATGCTGGTGATTATTCATATGGATGGGGATGTAACGAACAAGAAGATTTTATGCATCTCATGAGCAGAGTCAACAAAGGATATTTGTTAGATAAATTGTCAACAAGAAGTGTTTTCTTACTTGAAGAAAGCAAAAAAGAAACAATCGAGTATATAGAGGATAACGGATGGGAAGCGTTTGGAATTGAATCAGAAGAAGACTGGGAGCGGTTGAAAGAAGATATTCTTGATATTGATACTTGCAGTGAAGAAACTTTTTTCAGAACTGTTGATGACATTATTCCTGACATAGATTTTGAGTCCATTATAATTAAAAAAGACTATCCCTATGGCGCAAAGGTGGTTGTTGATATATTTGAGAAGTACTTACAACCTAGAATCAAAGAAGAATTTGCATCAGCAAACTGAAAGATTTAGAAAATGTGAGGTGGTTAATATGAAAGCAGTGCCAATTGAACTAAAAGATGCTCAAAATTATATAAATGAGCATCACCAGCATCATCAAGCTGCTCACAGAGATAAATTTCGTCTTGCAGCTATGGAGGATGGAAAAATAGTAGGTGTCGTACAAGTAGGGAGACCTGTATCTAGGATTCTTGATGATGGAAAAACGTTAGAAGTTCTTAGACTATGTTGTGCCGACGGACAGAAGAACGTGTGTAGTTTTCTTTATAGCCGAGTGGCGAGAATAGCTAAAGAAATGGACTACGCGAAAATAATAACATATATTTTGGAATCGGAGACAGGAATAAGTCTTAAGGCTTCTGGATGGCAGTGCGAAGCTGATGGAGTTGGAGGTTCAACTTGGAATGTACCAAGTAGACCACGAGAAGTCGTTGCATCTCAGATGATCTTGTTCCCTGAAAAACCAAAATATCCGATAAATGAGAAAAAACAGCGTTGGAGCAAGCAATTAAACTAAATATTAGACTTTAGCGGAGGTAGTTGTTATGACAAGAGAAGAGAGAGATGAATTGCACAAAGTGATGAATGAAATAACTGTTGAACCGACAGAACCAATGAATTTAGAGCAGATACAAGCATTTGTTAAAGGTTATGAATTAGCATACTTAAATATACTTGATAGCATTGATAAATGTTATCGCAATATGAAAACAGATTAATTAAACTGACGATTAAATAATTTGAACCTTGAAAATTGAATATTGGCGGTTGAAGTGTATAATAAAAACAAAAGGAGTTGTTTTTGATGTATATAAAATTGTTATCAGTAATGGCAATTATTGAAATTGCAGGTGGAACAATCTTTTCTGTTTTAGGAATTATAAAAATGTCATTTAAAGATGTGGTAGCGACTCAAACATGTATTGCATTTGATACGGTAGATGAATCTAATTTATTGCAACGATATTATGCTAGATGTGGAATTGCATATATATTAGTCGGAAGTTTACTGCAGATATTACTTATATTTTATATTCCGGTTTTATTATATGAATTTTTAATAATACTTTTTCTTGCTTTTTCTATCCCAACGGTAATATATTTTGAAGAAAGAAATCGCTATAAAAAGGAACTTGTAAAAATACGAAAACATAAAGAGATAATGAATTAACATAAGTATGCCAACCGCCAGTATTCAACTGGCGGTATTTTTTTATGACAAAAACACATACGATAACTATATTGAAGGGAGAGAAAGGGCGGATCAGCCTATGCCAGACATCAAATTGTCTGATAGTGAATTATTGAAATATGCTGTTGAAAATGGTATTATTGATGCAGCACTTTTGCAGGATAAAATAGAAATGCAGAAGAGAAAGGAATTATTAAAGAAACATCCATATTCTATATGGGAAGGAAAAAATGGATATTGGAACACATATTTGCCTTATGGAAACGGAAGAAAACTCATAAAGAAAAAGAAACGGATTGATATTGAAAATGAGGTAATAGATTATTGGAGTGAAAAAGTTCTTAATTCATTTAAAGATAGATTTATTATTTGGATTTCACGCCAAGAAAAGTGTGGAAGGACAGATAATACGATTAGTAAGTATGAATCGGATTATAAGAGGTTTTTCCAGGGTGACAAAATAGAAAATATGTCAATCCAAGATATATCAGATGAAGATATAGCTGAATTTATTCAAAGATTGCTTGAAAGAAAAGATATTCCATATAGGGCATTAAAGGCGATGTTTGGATATATGAACGGAGTTTTTGAGAAAGCTTTAATGGATAAAGTTATTGAAATCAATCCATGTAAATATGTAGACTTACCAATATTCAAGCAACATTGTAAAGCGGAAAGACCAAAATCAGCAAAAGAACGTACAGTGTCTAATGAAGAGAAAAAAGCAATTATTAAAAAACTAAATGCAAACCATCAAAAAGAGCATATAAGCATTGCAGGCTATGCAGTTGAATTATCTCTTTATACAGGAATGAGGGTTGGAGAACTTTCCGGACTTAAGTGGGAAGATATTAATTATGAAGAACAGTCAATAACCATTTGCAGATCTGAAAAGTATAATAGAAAGAAAAATGAGTTTTACATTTCCACAACCAAGAATGATAAAGTACGAACATTTCCATTAACTTCTGAGATAAAAGATGTTCTCGATAGGGTTAAAAAGGAAGAAATAAAGAGGGGCTTTTTGACAGAATTTGTATTTAGTGATGTAGATGGAAGAGTACATGCTAGAAAAATTTCTGAATGCATAAGAAATATGACAATGACTAAAGAGTTTGAACATACAAAAAGTATTCATGCAATAAGAAGAACATTAAATTCAAATCTTCGAAGCAATGGTGTTCCAGTAACAGTTGCGGCAGCTCTTCTTGGACATACTGAACGAGTGAATGAAGAAAATTATACATATGATGTGTCGAGTATTCATGAGAAAATGAAAATTA